TTATGTTATGGTGAGGTGAATTATGCTACAAGATTTCTTGTGGGTCGAGAAGTATCGACCAAAAACTGTTGAAGATACTATTCTTCCAGCAGACTTAAAAGCGACATTTCAACAATTCGTTGACCAAAAGAATGTCCCCAATCTAATTCTTGCGGGCGGTCCTGGCGTTGGTAAAACTACTATCGCTAAGGCATTGCTTGAAGAACTTGGATGCACTTATATCGTTATTAACGGATCGATGAATGGCAACATTGATACCTTACGCAATGAAATTAAAAACTTTGCGTCAACTGTTTCATTCACTGGTGGAAGAAAATATGTCATACTTGATGAGGCTGATTACCTTAATCCTCAATCTACTCAACCCGCATTACGGAACTTCATGGAAGAGTTTTCTGCTAATTGTGGTTTTATCCTTACTTGCAATTTTCTCAATCGTATCATTGCCCCACTCCACAGCAGATGTTCCGTTATACAATTTAAAATAAGTAACGCAGACAAACCAAAACTTGCTGGTCGTTTTATGAAACGTGTGACTGGCATTCTCGAAACAGAAAAGATTGAATTTGAATTGTCGGCTGTTGCTGGCTTGATCATGAAATTCTTTCCTGATTGGAGGCGTGTTCTCAATGAACTTCAACGCTACTCTGCTACAGGTAAAATTGATGCAGGACTTTTGTCTAGTGTATCTGAAGACAACATCAAAACTCTCATTACTAAATTGAAAGATAAAGACTTTGCAGGAATGCGTAAGTGGGTATCTGAGAACTTAGATAATGAACCATCAGTTATGTTCCGTAGAATCTTTGATGGTTGCAATGACTATCTTGCACCCAATTCAGTACCACAAATGGTTTTGTTTTTAGCAGACTATCAATACAAATCTGCATTTGTTGTTGATCAAGAAATCAACTTTGTTGCGTTTCTAACCGAAGTGATGGCTAGTTGTGAATTCAAATGAGCAATGGCACGTTACATGAATTCTTAGGCATACCTCTTCAACAAAAAATGAAGAGATGTATTTACTGTAAAGAAGAAAAACCAACAACTGAATTTGCACCGCATTATCAGAAGTGGGATAATTTAGACACACGTTGCACACCATGTATAAAGGTGCGTAAAAATCAGATTGAAGAAATACGAAAATCTGCACCACCTGTTCCATTGGTTTGTGATTGTTGTGGATTACCACCCAACTTAGGAAGCAATGCTGATCTAAGTCGAAGACAATATGGCTTGAATTTAGACCACGATCCTGTTAATATAAAGTTTAGAGGCTGGCTTTGTGGTCCATGCAATCGTGCCATTGGTGCATTGGGCGATACACTTGAAGGCCTTATGAAAGCAGTTGAATACTTAAAGAGAACTACATTATGAGTTTGCCAATTGTGAATTCAAGTGATATTGCAAAATCTTTGAGAGAAGACATTTCATGGACTGCAATGAATGTTTTGGTTAATTCAATTGGAACTTCATTGAATAGTCGAAAGATGAGATTTCATAAAAGTGATTTGTTTGAAAAGGCAGTAGAGAAATTTAGCGCAGGCAAATTACAATATCTCGATGATGTGGGTAGAGACTTCTTCTATCCAAAATATAATATACATGTTGAAATGAAATATGTATCACATGGACTTCACACAAAAACTGGAAATAAAAAAGAAAAGATTAGTGAAATAATTTTACTCAACAGTAGAAGCACAAATAAACATTTGACTTTGCCGTTAACTTATTCTGAATTTATTATGATAGTTGACGAACAATCTTCTGCCGTGATTGATAAAAACATTTTAAATAATTACATTCAGTATTATGGTGATGGAATTTCTGCTAAGAATATTCCAATGTCCGAAGTGGTGTTTATAACAGCACCATCAGATTTTACAAAAATTCATCGTGTTAATTTATCTAATTATGTTGAAAACTTAGAAAACTTGCAAAATAGTTATTTAAATGATATAGTTGAAGCAATGAAACTGACGCCATTCGATACCAAAAAAATATACGAACCGTCAAACAACCTTATAGAGTTTTTTTGATATGAGCCCATTTGATTACATTAATGCAGTCAGTCACACAAAGACTGATATGATGAACGGAACAGAAAACGATGAACTAGCAGAAAAAACTTATAATGCTTTTATTGTAAATCGTGGACTTTCTTTATTTCCCGATAGCGTTCTATACGCTAATGAGATGAATTTTCACAACATTCTCGACAACAAACCTCAGTTTGCCTATTTACTAAATAGTCTCAGGCCTAGAAAACGCTATAGCAAGTGGCTGAAAAATGAGTTGGGCGAGGACATTCGTATTATTTCGGAATTCTTTGGGTATAATAATTCAAAGGCTAAACAAATATCACACTTAATATCTCCCGATCAACTTCAAATTATGCGAGAAAAACTAGAAAAAGGTGGTTTGAAAACTAAGGAGAAAAAGAATGGCAATAGAAATTGAAGATTTACTTGAGGTCAAATTAAAAAATGAAGATGACTTTCTTAAAGTAAAAGAGACACTCACACGCATAGGTGTAGCATCACGTAAAGACAAAACATTGTATCAATCCTGTCACATCTTACATAAGAGGGGCAAGTATTACATTGTACACTTTAAAGAACTGTTTGCACTAGATGGAAAGAATACTGATTTTGAAGATAATGATTTAGGAAGAAGAAATGCAATTGCAAATCTTTTATCTGAATGGGGACTAGTAGAAGTCGTAAACAAAGATAAATCAAGTTCACCTGTAGCACCTTTGTCGCAGATCAAGATTATCTCTTACAAAGAGAAAAACGAATGGGAACTTACCGCTAAATACAATATAGGTAAAAAGAGGGAAGCAAATTAAATGGAAGAACTAGTACAATCACTTAAAGTGGTTTTAGCAAACCACTATGCGTTTTATTTGAAGACGCACTACTACCATTGGAACGTAACTGGTCCAAACTTTCCACAGTATCATGAATTTCTAGAAAATATCTATACAGAAGTGTATGGCGTAGTTGATAAGATTGCAGAAGAAATTCGTGTATTGGATGCATACGCACCAGGAAGTTTCAATCGATTTATTCAATTGTCACAGATTCAAGGTGATGAAAGTGTGCCGCCAGCAGAGATAATGTTGCAAAATTTATTGGATGATATTCCAGTTATGCTTGCAAGTGTTGAACGTGTATACGAACTTGCTGAACAAGTCCACGCACATCATTTAAGTAATTTTATGGCTGAACGTCAAGATGCATTTGGTAAACACGCATGGATGCTTAAGGCGACATTGAGAAAGTAATTCATCATTACCATAATATGTAAACGAAAAGCACTTGACAAACGTTGTATATTATGAGATAATGTTATCTCTAAACAAAAGGGAACACCCATGAAATCACTTAAAGCATTAGTTGCAGTATCACTAACAACTCTTTCCCTAATTGCAGTTGCGGCTGACAAGCCAGCAGAGAAAAAACCTGCTGAAGCAAAACCAGCGGCAACAGCAACAACAGCACCAGCAGAAAAGCCAGCCGAGGCTCCTAAGAAGAAAGCAATGACTCCTAAGGACAAAGCGGCTAAGAAAGACGCTGGAGAACCCGCTAAGAAATAATTCTTAGTAATTTTTTATCATTAATTGATGAGGTATTTAAAATGGCATTTGTAAATTCTAGCAAAACACAGACAGAACTCTTGGTATCGTACTTGCGTGGTACTGGTCGTGGAATCTCTGCACCCCAAGCAAGGTCTTTGTTTGGCATTAAAAACCTTCGTGCCCGTATCAGCGACTTGCGCCAAAGCGGCTACAAGGTTCGTAAAGATATGAACACAGAAGGTAACACAACTTATTTTGTTTCACGCAGAATGGTTGGACAGGCTTAATCTGTTATAAATAAACGTATCTCAGGGATGGGAACGTTAATGGCTCTTCTACCTTAGGAGCGTCTAACGCTGGTACAACGTTATGGTACCCCTGTATTCAGTAAGCAGGATTTTAATGATACGCCTTCGGGGTATCAATTTTCTAAACTCGCTTAATAGGAGAAAACTATGTTACAAAACATAAACACAGCCATTGATACATTTCAAGGCGCAAAAAAGCAATTCGTCAAAACATTCGTTAAGAATGAAGAACTTGCAAAACCCCTCAATACTTTTGTTGATGCACAAACATCTTACGCAAAAGCAGTAGCAGAAGAAGTCAATAAGTTTTATACAACTCTTGGTTTATCTGCATACACTTTTGATGCTAAGAAAGCATTTTCAACATCTAAGTAAGAGGAGATATAATATGAATCACACACCAATTCCGGCTATTTTTGGCGCACAAGGTTTTAAAGACTTTGATAAATTTTTTGTAGGCTTTGATGATCAATTCAACAAACTTGCAAAGATTCACGATGATCTAACTAAAAACATTCCTAACTATCCACCATACAACATTCGCAAGACTGGTGACAATACCTATGTCATTGAACTTGCTGTTGCTGGTTTCGGTAAGCAAGAAATCGATATCACACTAGAAGACAATAAACTTATTGTTGCTGGTGCCACAAAAGATGATAGCGATAATTTCTTGTTCAAAGGAATTGCTAATCGTGCATTCACTCGCACATTTGCACTTGATGACCAAATCGAAATTCAAGATGCCGCTTTGATTAACGGTATGTTGAAGATTGCTTTGGAGCGAATCATTCCAGAACACAAGAAGCCTAAGAAGATTGAAGTTAAGGATACAGTTGATGCTGAACCTAAAACTAAGAAATCAACTAAGCAATTCTTGACTGAGGATGATCTATGAAAGTGATCAAAGCATTTTTTGCATCTATTCTTGAATCTATTCAAGAAATAAAAAAACATAAAGCAGAACGTTTTAAATGACACATGGGGGCGCAATGCCCCCATTTTATTATAGGATATAAAATGGCAAACTTGAGAATTTTAAAATTGATTAGTGGTGAAGAAGTTGTTGGCGATATTACTATCAGCGACAACAATGTTCGAATTGAGAACCCATGCGTTATTGGAATCGGAATGGGTCCAAATGGCAAAGCAACATTGCAAATGCAACCAATGTTAATCTTCTCCGAACAGAAGGTGGTAGAGTTGCAACTTAGCCATGTTATTTACAACGTATCAGTTGCACAAGAGATTCAAAACAAGTATAATGAGATTTACGGCTCAGGTATCGTCATGCCTAAGAAACAATCTATTATTATTTAATGAAATTCTATACACACTTTTCCAAACTCGGTAACAATATTCTTGTACGTGGATATAACAACGGCAAGAGGTTCAGCGATAAGGTTGAATACAATCCAGTATTGTATTTGACTGCTGGCAATCGAGGCGCAGGATATCAAACACTAGACGGACACGCACTTGCGCCTGTACAACAAGGCACAATGCGTGATGCTATGGATTTTGTAAAACGTTATGAAGACGTTGACAATTTTAAAATCTATGGCTCAACAAACTTTCCTTATGTGTATATCAATGAAGCGTTTCCCGGCAAAGTGGATTACGATCCATCTCAAATCAAAATTGCAAACATTGATATAGAGGTTGGTTCTGAGAATGGCTTTCCCGAACCTGCATCTGCAAGTGAGCCAATTACTGCAATCACGTTTAAGATATCTGAACACTTCTATGTGTTTGGTTGTGGTGACTATGATAACAATCGTGATGACGTAACGTATTTCAAATGCAATGATGAAAACAATCTCATTATGCGTTTTCTCGACATGTGGGAAGAAACATCACCAGACATTGTGACTGGTTGGAATATTCAATTTTTTGATATTCCATATCTGAACAATCGTATCACAAGACTCATGGGCGACAATACAGCAAAACGTTTATCTCCATTTCGTAGAATTGGTGAACGTACAACTACGATCCACAACAAACAGCAAGTAGCATTCGACTTGGTGGGTATTGCTATCCTTGATTACATTGAACTGTACAAAAAGTTTACTTACTCACAGCAAGAAAGTTTTAGTCTTAATCACATTTCATACCTAGAACTTGGTGAGAAGAAGTTAGACTACTCTGAAGTTGAAAGTCTTCATCAGTTGTATCGAACAAACTTTCAAAAGTTTATTGAGTACAACATCCATGACGTTGAACTTGTGGATCGTATTGACGCTAAGATGCAATTGATTGACATGGCACTTGCGCTTGCGTATGATGCTAAAGTTAATTACACCGATGTGTTCACGCAAGTACGCATGTGGGATACTTTGATACATAATGAATTGATTGAACAAAAGATTGTTGTGCCACAGAATGTTCGCACACCAAAAGATGAACAGTATGCTGGCGCTTACGTGAAAGATCCAAAAGTCGGTATGCATCAATGGGTTGTATCGTTTGACTTGAACTCATTGTATCCACACTTGATTATGCAGTACAATGTTTCACCTGAAACAATTGTTGAAGGCAAACATACAAGCATCTCTATTGATAACTTGCTAGATGGTGAATATCAGCCGCAAGGAGAGTATTGCATGGCCGCTAACGGACATTACTTCAAGCGTGACAAACAAGGCTTCTTGCCTGCTATGATGCAACGCATGTATGATGATCGGTCACTATATAAAAAGAAAATGATTGAGGCTCAAAAGGCTTACGAAAAAGAAACTGATAAAGAACGTAAACGTGAAATAACAAATCAGATTTCAAAGTACAAGAACTTGCAACTTGCAAAGAAAGTACAATTGAATTCTGCTTATGGCGCACTCGGTAATCAATATTTTAGGTTCTTTGACATTCGACAAGCAGAGGCAATCACTCTGTCTGGTCAACTTGCTATTCGATGGATTGAAATGAAGTTGAATAGTTATCTAAACAAATTATTGAAAAGTGAGGGTGTTGATTATGTTATCGCCTCGGATACGGACTCTGTATACGTTAATCTTGGTCCGCTTGTTGATATGGTCTACGGATCGAAGAATCAAGCGCAAACTGAAAAGATCGTTGACTTTATCGACAAGGCCTGCAAAGAAAAAATCGAGCCATTCATAGATAAGGCGTATCAGGAACTAGCAGACTACATGAATGCATTTGATCAGAAGATGCAGATGAAACGTGAAGTGATTGCGAACAAAGGCATCTGGACCGCAAAGAAGCGTTATATTCTAAACGTCTATGATTCTGAGGGTGTTCGATTTGCTGAGCCTAAATTAAAGATGATGGGCATTGAAGCGGTCAAGTCTTCTACACCAATGTCATGCCGTGATAAGATTAAAGAATCTTTAAAGATTGTGATGAATGGCAATGAACAAGACTTTCAATCTTTTGTGGATGCATTCAAAAAAGAATTTAAAACTCTTCCGTTTGAAGATATTGCATTTCCTAGAGGCGTGAGCGAATTGTCTAAATATAAGAGTGCATTAGAAATATACACAAAAGGCACACCAATTCATGTGCGTGGTGCAATCTTATTTAATTCTTTGCTAGAAAAAAACAAACTAACAAAGAAGTACCAATCTATTAAAGATGGCGACAAGACAAAATTCTGCTACATGAAAGTACCTAATCCTGTACAGGAAAATGTATTTTCTATTCTGACTGTATTACCAAAAGAATTTGATCTTGAAAAGTTTATTGATTATGATACGCAATTTATGAAAGCATATCTCGAACCATTGCGAGTGATTGTTTCCACAATGAATTGGAGTACAGAAAAGAAATCAACATTGGAGAGTTTCTTCACATGACAACTAAAATACCAGCAGAATATCTAGCATTCAGACAACAAGATGATTTTGGATTCAGCGCAATCGATGAGTCGGATGTTAATCGTACAACAGACCCAAACACTTTAGAAGATACTATTGTTGTTAGGGAAACAATTACACAGTCTTCAGAATCAATTCAACGTATCGAAGATAAATTGAATGAAATGCTTTCACTATACAATTCGGGTAAACTTGGATTGGATGCAGAGCGTGATGCAATGAAGGCTGAAGTAACCGCAAATTTAAAATCACTTGAGCAGTTAATTATGCCACTATTAGTTAACCTAATGAAAAATCCTGAGAAGGAATATATCTATTGGCCTAATCGTACCGCAAAGATTCAAGAACAAATAGATAGAGTGCTTTTATTGACTAGAGGATGATTTTATGTTATACTATGTTTTTATGGAGATGATTTATGAGTAATTTTTTTACAGATTTGGTTGACCAATTAAAAGATGAGGACACAAAGATTCTTGCAGATGGTGATGCATCAGCAGAGTTTAGCGGAAGTATTGACACTGGTTCATATGCTCTTAACGCATTGCTATCAGGCAGTATCTATGGTGGCGTACCAAACAACAAAGTAACAGCATTTGCTGGCGAGTCTTCAACAGGTAAGACTTTTTTTGTGCTTGGCATTGTCAAACAATTTCTTGATGCAAATCCTGATGGTGGTGTTATCTATTTTGATACTGAAGCCGCAGTTACAAAGTCTATGATGGAAACAAGAGGCGTAGATACTAAACGTGTCGTTATCTCTGAACCAGATACAATTCAAAAGTTTCGTCATACTGCATTGCAAATCATTGAGAAGTATTCTACGCAACCAGAAGCAAAACGTAAACCAATGATGATGGTTCTTGATTCACTTGGGCAGTTGTCTTCTACGAAAGAAATGGAAGATACTGCTGAAGGTAAAGAAACAAAAGACATGACTAAGAGTGCAATTCTCAAAGCAACATTTCGTGTATTGAATTTAAAACTTGCTAAGATTGGTGTGCCTTTGATTGTAACAAATCACGTTTATGATGTTGTTGGTTCATATGTGCCAATGAAAGAAATGTCTGGTGGTTCTGGCTTGAAGTACACAGCATCAACAATCGTTTTCTTGTCTAAGCGTAAAGACAAAGATGGTACTGAAGTTGTTGGTAATATCGTTCGTTGTAAGTTGCAGAAATCACGTTTGACTAAAGAGAACTCTCAAGTTGAGATTAAGATTACGTACAGCACAGGCTTAGATCGTTATTATGGTTTGCTTGATATCGCAGAGAAGTATGGCATCATCAAGAAAGTATCTACACGTTATGAATTGTCTAATGGCGTAAAAGTGTTTGGTAAGAACATCAACGAAGAACCAGAAAAGTATTTCACTAAAGATATCTTGGATCAAATTGATGAAGCATGTAAGAAAGAATTCTTATATGGACAAGATAGTGTTGGTAGTGTCGAAGATAACGAAGTGGAGTTGACAAATGAAGATTAATGACTTTTTAACGGGTGACAATGAGATCATTGTTATTGACAATTTTCTTAATGAAGAAGATATTGAAAAAATTCAAAATGAGGTATTGAATTCAAACTTCAGTTGGCACTCACAAGATACAACACATCCACCTCAATATGAATATGTTAAATTGAATGATGATCATTCATATGAAGCACCATTCTTTACGCATTGGCTTCTTCATCCAGATGGAACTCAATCTGACTGGTTTGAAATTTGTAAATTTATTGTTAATATTGGCGTTCACAAACTACGCAATGAACATGCATTTGAGGGTGGCGTAAATATTTTGCGATGCAAGACAAATTTGTATCCAACTATTAAAGATTCTGAAAAGAAATCATATCACACTCCACATAAAGATGATAATAAAAAACATTCAGTTTTTCTTTATTTCGCAAATGATTCTGATGGCGATACAATTATTTTTAATGAGAAGAGTGCGCCTTGGACAGTAAAGAAAACTATTGAACCTAAAGCAGGACGTTTGGTTGTTTTTAATGGAGATTTATATCACGCATCTAATAGTCCAGTGAATCATAAAAATCGTATAACAGTTAATGTGAATGTTAGCGGACTTTAAAAATGAAAATTGATGAAGATTATATTATTACAGAGACAGATGTTCGATACCGAGAACAAGATGTTATCGCAACGATTAAGATTACCACTGGCGAATTTAAAGATACCGAATTTCATTTTGGCGAAATTACATTTGCCGAAGAAGAAAATCCTGATGGGACGTATTCAATTAGTTTCAACTATGATATAATGAATGAAGAGAGTAAAAATCTTCATGGCAATGAAGAGTTTGAAAAAGTCTTAGGTGTCATTCTCAATGACATTCTTAGAGTGTCCCTAGTTGAAGCAGAGAAAAGGTATAAAAATGAACTTAGAGAAGAAGATTCTAAAGCATCTGATATTGGACGATAAGTATACACGCAAGGTTCTGCCTTTTATCAAAGCAGAATATTTTTCCGAATCTTCAGAAAAAATGTTGTACGAACAAATCAATGGTTATGTTCTTAAGTACAATACGATGCCAACAAAAGAAGCATTAGTAATTGAGATTGACAAGAAAGTTAATCTAACAGACGAACAACATAAGAAAACAATTTCGTTAGTTGATGAAGTTTGTGTTCACGAAGATATCGGTGATACAAATTGGTTAGTAGATGCAACAGAAGGTTTTTGTCAAGAGAAAGCAATCTACAATGGCATTATGCAATCGATTCAAATCTTGGATAACAAGATTGATACAAAAGAGAAACTCGACAAAGGTGCGATCCCGTCAATCCTCGCCGATGCTTTATCGGTATCATTTGATAATCATGTTGGGCATGATTTTATTGATGATGCTGAAGACCGCTATGACTTTTACCATAGAGTCGAACAACGTATTCCCTTTGACTTAGATTACTTAAATCGAATCACTAAAGGTGGACTCCCACAAAAATCTTTAAACATTGTTCTTGCTGGCACTGGTGTTGGTAAGTCATTGTTCATGTGTCATTGTGCGGCAGCCAATCTTACAATCGGCAAAAACGTTTTGTACATTACACTTGAAATGGCTGAAGAACGTATTGCAGAACGTATCGATGCTAACTTAATGAACGTTGAAGTTGACAGACTGATTGGTGTTGCAAAAGAAACTTACATTAGTAAAGTTGATCGTATTCGTGAGAAGACAGATGGTAAGTTGATCATTAAAGAATATCCAACTGCTAGTGCAAACGTAACGCACTTCAAGCACTTGTTGAATGAGTTGAAATTGAAACGACAATTCATTCCCGATATCATCTACATCGATTACTTGAATATCTGTTCATCTTCCCGTGTCAAGCAAGGTAATAGTGTAAACTCTTACACATACATTAAAGCAATTGCAGAAGAATTGCGTGGGCTTGCAGTTGAACATAAAGTGCCAGTTGTTTCTGCTACACAAACAACGAGAAGTGGTTTCACAAACTCAGACGTTGGACTTGAAGATACTTCAGAATCATTTGGTCTGCCTGCTACTGCTGACTTGATGTTTGCTTTGATTAGTACTGAAGAACTTGAAGCAATGAATCAAATCATGGTCAAGCAATTAAAGAATCGATACAATGATCCAACCACTAATAAAAGATTTGTTATCGGTGTTGATAGAGCAAAAATGAAACTTTATGATGTTGAGCAAAGCGCACAATCTGATATCTCAGATAGTGGACAAGTTGATACTGGTCCAGCGTTTGATAAGACTGATTTTGGTAAACGTGAGAGGTCGAGAAACTTTCAGGGGTTTAAAGTATGATGTTGCATAAAAACAACACTTCTGAGAAAGAACTTGACTTACCACCCAAGATGAGTTATGATGTAATAATGAAAAGGGCTTCAATAATGTACAATATTAAATTCTCAGAAATTTGGCAAAAAATCGTTTTAAACTTTGGTGAGATATGTGGTTGGCTAGGACTTGTGTTAATTCACGGTTCTACTTTGCCAATCACGTATGGTGCTATTATGGGTGATGCGGTTGCATTGCCTCCATTAAGCATGGTACTTTTTATCTGGTCTGGATTACTCTTATTCTTTATTCGTTCTGCTATCGTTAAAGATCGGCTGTATATGGTAAGTAATGGTTTAGGATTTTTCTTACAATCAATTGTATTAGCACTACTGGTATTCAAATGACAACTATTAATCGAATTGCAGAATACAATGCTGAGATATATCGTAACATGCAAATTAAAAATGCAGAACGCAGACTTGACGAATTAAGACTAGAAGAACGTAGAAATAAACAAATACGTGAAGTGGCAGAACAAGCACGAATTGAAAATAATCGTATGATGAATCGTAATGGACAGAATGTAGATAAAATGGCTTAATGAAAACTATATCAATTTTCATCAATCATCCAGAATGTTCTCAGGATTGTTGTGAGGGTATGATTAAGGCTTTGTTGCCAAATTACAATATTAATTTATTCAATATCGATGATGATTTATCCACAGTTTTAAACACTACAGATATTGTTGCATTTCCTGGAGGTATCGGTGATGTAAGTTCTTATGATAAATTCTTTAGACGCAAACGTGCTAACATGATAGCAGATTTTGTAGAGTCTAAAGGATATTATCTAGGAATATGCATGGGTGCGTATTGGGCTGGAAGTGAGTATTTTGATATATTAGACGGCATTGAACCTGTTCAATATATTAAACAAAAAACAGCAGACATTCGCAGATCATATTCTACCGTAGCAAATGTAACATGGAACGGCAAACCTGAAACGATTTTCTTCTATGATGGATGTGCATTGACAGGTGATCTAGAACGTGCTAAAATAGTATCTACTTATGCAAATGGTGATGCTATGGCAATCATTCAAAACAGAGTAGGTATAATAGGTTGTCATCCAGAGAGTCAAAAGTATTGGTATGAAAACCCTAGAGCATACTTATCAAAACATTGGCATGAAGAAAGAAACCATAAATTATTGTTAGATTTTGTAAACACATTGATTGAAAACGATGCTAATATACACATATCAAAAATCAAAAAAGAAAAAAGTTCCCGCAAAGAAGATGGCGGAATATCAGAAGTGGAAAGATTCCTTGCCGACAACTTCATTCTCTAAAGGGTTTAAAAAACCTAAAGAGGTAGAAGCATACAAACCTCCAAAACCATATGTACGTGAAACTGTACGTCATCCTAGTTTAGCAACATTCGGTGACAATTGCACTAAGCCTGTTTATGGCAAAGTTTACACTGGCGACAAGATGATTGGGATTGGCACGTTACATAAATCTAATGCAGTACCCATCTTCTCCGATGATGATGCAAAAGACCAAGCGTTAATGCGTAGATAATTATAAATAGTCCATCGCAACGGTGGACTCTAATGAAAAAATTTACTGATTATCTTATAGAACAAAAAAACACACACATGGAACATGCGGAAGACGATGTTCTAAATGGTGGTGTTCAAGGCACAAGAGACAGCATAAACGCACTCAGAGCAGTACGTGACATGCTTGCCGGTCATTCCGAAAAGAAAGTTGACGTTACAGTCAAATGGGATGGTGCGCCAGCAGTATTCGCAGGACAAGACCCAACAGACGGCAAATTCTTTGTTGCGAAGAAGGGTGTCTTCAATAAAAATCCAAAAGTCTATAAAACATTTGCTGATATTGAAGCAGACACTTCAGGCGATCTAGCAGAAAAACTCAAAGCATGTTTAATGTGGTTGCCTAAGATAGGAATCAAAGGCGTCATTCAAGGCGACTTATTGTTTACTGCAAACGATTTAAAAACAGAAACAATTGATGGCGAATCGTATGTAACATTTCATCCGAATACAATTGTATACGCAGTTCCAGCAGAAAGTGAACTCGCTAAGAACATAAAAAGAGCAAAAATTGGTGTCGTATGGCACACAATTTACGAAGGCAATTCATTTGAAACAATGAAAGCAGTCTTTGGTAAGGATGTTATCGGCTCACTCACACAAAATCCTAACGTTTGGATGACAGGCGTAGATTATCATGATGTGTCGGGTAAAGCAACAATGACACAGGAAGAAACTAATCAAGTAACAGCAATTCTATCCCAAGCAGGTAAAATATTTCAAAAGTTGGATGCTAAAACTCTAAACTACATCAACTCAGATGCAGATTTGATTGAAAGAATCAAAACATTCAACAACTCTAAAGTGCGTCAACAGTTAAAAATCACAAACGTAAAAACGCACGTAGCAGAATTGATTGACTACGTTGATTCATATTATGAAAAGCAAGCAGAAGGCAAAGGCGAAAAAGGTCGTGCTACTCAAATGCTAAAGAAACAAAACGTTTTGAAGTTTTTCTCTGCCAAAAACAAAACACACTTAGAAGACATTTTCACAATGATGAATCTCTTAGCAGAAGCGAAGTTGATTCTAATTAAGAAGATGGATGAAGTTAAGACGTTGAATACTTTCTTGTTGACAAAGAAAGGCTACGAAGTGACTGGTGTTGAGGGATACGTAGCAATCGATAAGATTAAAGGCAATGCAGTCAAACTGGTTGACAGAATGCAGTTCAGTTACGCTAATTTCTCGCCTGATGTTATTAAAGGTTGGCAGAGGTAATAAGGTTTAAATTGAAACCGGACACCTTTATGTATAACTCGGGACACGTAAATACTAGGCAGATATGCTGTAAATAAAGGTAATTATAAATAAATGATATTGAACAGTAAGGCTAAGGCAAACCTGTTTGGGATAAGTCTAAGGAAAACTCCATGAAAGAAACAGTAGTTACGTCATTCGGGCGCATGAACCCAATGACAAACGGTCATGAAAAACTAGCCGATAAAATCAAGAACGAAGCATTCAAGCGCAATGCCGATGCTAAACTGTATCTTTCCCACAGTACAAATCCCAAAAAAGATCCCCTAGACTTTGCAACAAAAGTTAAGTTCGCAAAGAAAGCATTCGGACCTATGGTTCAGAATTCAGCCGCAAGAACAATCATTGAAGTTGCTAAAGAGTTGTCTGGTAAATATGATACGCTAGTTGTTGTCGTAGGTAGTGATCGAATTCCAGAATTCAAAACATTATTAAATAAGTACAATGGTAAAGATTTTACCTTTAAAACTATTGAAGTTATTTCAGCCGGCGAACGTGATCCTGATGCAGAAGGCGTAACTGGTATGTCAGGTTCTAAGATGCGTGGCTTTGTTGCATCCAATGACTTCAATAGTTTTAAACAAGGTGTACCATCAAAATTGTCGGACAAAGATGCCAAAGCATTATTTGACGCAGTTAAAAAGGGGATGAATTTGAAAGAAGAATTAGAACAAAACGAAGCAGTACTGAGTTACTCTGCTAGAATGGGTAGAGCGAATAGAGCAAGGCGTATGTCAAAAAGACTTGCAAGAGCAAGGGCTATGTCATTAAAGCGTAGTGGTAATGCTAAAACATTGCAACGAAGAGCAATCAATCGTGCTTATCAGATGTTCCGTGATAGACTTGCTGGCGGTAAACATTATGCAGATTTAAGTGCTGGCGAAAAGATTACTATCGATACACGATTGCAAAAGATCACGCCAGTTATTAAAAAGATTGCAACAAGACTAATACCTCAAGTCAGGCAGTTGGAAATTCAACGTAGACAACAAGCATCAATGCGTAAAGAAGACGTTAATGTTGTTTTTTCAAACTTCATTGTTGAGAAGCCAACTCTACCGCAAGACAAAGATGTTAAAGATAAAGAAGGAACACAGCCAAGTAAATATTACAAAGGCTTAGATAAAAATACGAAAGATGCTAGAGCATCACACTTTGCAGTAAATGGACCTAAATCGGATTCCGATAAGAGTGCATACAAAGATGCGCCTGGTGATAAAGAAGCCCGTGAAAAGGGTATGCAACAATCTAAGCACACACTCAAATTCAAACAGATGTATGGTGAAGCAGTTGATAAAAAAGAAATGTCTAGGCTAGACCAATTGGTTCGCATGGGTCTAGCAGACAAAGCATTACTAACAGTTATCAAACGTTCAGTTGAAAAATTAAAGTCTGGTGACACACTAAGTCCAACGGAGCGTAATGCAACAAATGATTTGCTGACAACATTACTTGATATGGTAACATCAAGTGACGCATTGTTTAGAATGACAAAGACACAATTGCAAAGAGAATCTGTCTATGAAGCCGCATACAAAGGCAACATTGGTATGATGGAAATGATGAAGTTCTTTGAAGTTGCAACAAAAGATCAAAAAGAAAAACTTAAAAAACTGATTGCCGATAAAAATCAAACTGCCGCTTGGAAGTTAATTCAAGATGTAACTGGTATGAAATTGATTGGCGAAGACTATGATGACTATGAAGAAGACTATGACGATACTGAGTCAGATGGTATCAGAATGGCACAAATTGAACTCGCAAACATTGTAGATGACGCAGAAGATTTAATTGAAAAATTAGATATGATGGACGAAGAACCAGAACAATGGGTTCTCTCTAAAATTACAAAAGCATCTGATTACATTTCAACTGTCTATGACTATCTAGAATTTGAAGACGAATATTCTGATGATGGCGAAGAAGAAGACGATGATGGTGAGTATAGCGGTGAACTTGATGACTATCTTGATGGCATAGAAGCAGAAGATTTTGGTCAATACTACGAAGAATTCAAGCCACTCTTAGAAGAGATTGAAGGGCTTAAAAAGAAATCGGAAAAGTCTGGCATTTCTTATGGTATATTGAAAAAGGTTTATGATCGTGGTATGGCCGCATGGCAAGGTGGGCATCGTCCTGGAACAACACCACAACAATGGGCATTCGCTAGAGTCAATTCATTTATCACAAAAGGTTCTGGCACTTGGGGCAAAGCAGATAGCGACTTAGCATCTAAAGTGAGATCAAATGAACAGTTTTCTAAATTTGCTGAAGCATTAGAGTGGGGTACAGATGCATTGCGTCAAAAGTATGCCGCAGACACTCCTGGTCAACCAACAGACGTTCAACTTGCAGATCATCAAAAAGAAGATGCATGTTGTGATGATTGCATAGAAGAAGGTTCGGACGGCAGTACATGTTGGGATGGATACAAGCAAGTTGGAACAAAAATGAAAAATGGTAAGAGTGTTCCAAATTGTGTTCCTGTTAGCGAAGAAGTAGCAGAAGAAGTTGATTGGGAACAAGTTGTCAACGAAGCAGAATATCAAGGTAAGTCCGTTAAGATGAATTATCCATTTAGAACACCTGATGGTCCAAAGAAGTTTGGTGTCTACACTATGGGACCAAATGGTAAAGTTGTTGTTGTTCGTTTTGGTGATCCCAATATGGAAATCAAACGTGATGATCCTGAGAGATTAAAGAGTTATCGTGCTAGACACGGTTGCGATAATCCTGGACCAAAATGGAAAGCAAACTACTGGTCTTGCCAAATGTGGCGTTCAGACAAAAGCGTAAGCGATTTAGATTAAGTCGGAAATATAAATGTCAACTAATACAACATTCAAAATATTTGCCGACAAAATGGGCGGCACACAGGCGAATACTTATATCGGTACAACTGGTGAAGTATTCTATGATGTAGACGGCACATCAGCAATGAGGCTATCCAATGGTGTAACTCCTGGTGGCATACCATTTGGCGTTTCTTCTGTTAGCACATCATATTCTCCTCAATTTAAAACTGTATCTGGTAATACGTTATCTGGTACCGCAACAACTGGCGCTTATGTTAAACAGGGTGCAATTGTTCATTTTAGAGTCAATGTTAATTTTGCAAATACATCAGATTTTGGAAATGCTAGTCAATATCAAGTAACATTACCTTTTCCTGTTGCATCAACAGTAACAATTCGTGGTGGCACATTGCACAGTAAACCTGCTAATCCAGCAAACAATGCGTTATATCACATTGCTGGAATTACTGACATTGATGATGTATCAAATACAACGATGTTGCTTTATTATTCTGGCAGTACAACAGACTTAGCATGGAAATCAACTACGCCAGTTAATGCAACATCAAACGTTAGCCACTTTGATATTAGTGGTTCTTACGAAACATCATCATTAGCCGTATAATAATATAAGTAAATTGGAGACAAGAATGAGATTATTAGATAAATTTAAAAGTGTAACAGAAGCAGAAGTTGGTTCTGGCACTTCTATTAAAGATACGCAAGATCAACAGAAACGTGCGAAGTTAAATCTTCAAGCCGCAGAATTAAGGTTGAAGCAAGAAAAAGAACGTATTGCTTTGCAAAAGAAAAAATCCGCAGTTAAAGTTAAAGAGGAAGCAGATATGACAGAATCGTTTAGCGCATCTCAAATTGCCGCTTTGAAGGCAGAGTACTCTAAGATCAATACAATTGATCCATCAAGTGACACATACAAGAAGTTGATTGCTATGCTTGATAGATTAGACGCAAAGTCATTAGAAGCACTTGCAAATGCTGGTGTTAAATTTGTTTCTAAACTTGCACAGAATCGTGTTGCACGCCGTAAGCCTGCAAATGAAGGTAGAAGCATTAAAGAATATATGTCAGACAAAGGTGGGCGTTATGTTCACAAAGGCACATATGGTTCAGAGAAATCTGCGGCCGCTGGATATTCAGGACATGACGATGATAACAAACCCGAAATTCATCCTAAAGATAAAGCACCAGCCAAAAAAGGTGCAAATCAAAATCGTAGAGTAGACACTAAGTTATATAAAAAAGAAGACGTTCAAATTGCTGAATTGTCTAATGAAAAACTTGGAGACTACAAAAAGAAAGCAGGCGAAGACGCATCTAAAGCAGACAAAGCAGGCGATACTAAAAAAGGTAACAAGCGTTTCTCTGGCATTATGAAAGCAACTAGAAAACAATTCGACAATGATGCAAAGCAGGGTATGTCGGAGGCTTCACAAAGAGTTGATTCATTGATTACTGACGCATTAAAAATAATGCAAGGTTCAGAATTAAAAGACGCTGTGCAAGCACTAAAGACTGTGCTTGGAGAAAGAGAATACAATGACCGCCGTAGTCATTATAATTTCTATGTTAAACAACTAGTTGACATGCATGGTAAGAAAACAAATGAAGAGTTGTCGCCAAAACAAAAAGAAATTGATAAAAACAAGAACGGCAAGATTGATGGGTTTGATCTAGCACACTTGCGTAAGAAGACTGAAGAATTGTCACCAAAACAAAAAGAATTAGACAAGAACAAGAATGGTAAGATTGATGGTTCAGATTTAGCAAAGTTGCGTAAAGAAGAAACTGACTTGCAAGAAAAATCTGACTACGAAGTTTATCACAAAGACTATTCTGGTGCAGTACAGACTGCTATTAAGCAAGCAGAGAAGCGTGGCTTTGAAGTAGACATGGACGATTGGCACGACAAAGTTGCTACTGGTCCTAAGAAGCCGTCTGCTGGTAAGACAAATTCATTCTCTGTTAATCTAATGAAAGATGGCAAAGAGTCTAAAAAGAAATTGCATTTACAAGTTTACAACATGGACAATCATAAGTATGAATTGAACATGTACATTGAATCTGTAGATGAAGCATCTTCACCTGCACAGCAAGCGGCTATCGCTATTGCTATGAAGAAGGCGGGTAAGAAGCCTAAAGACATGGAAGAAAGTGATGCATACGACAAGAATGTTAAGCCAAGCGACAAGCCACACGATAAAGAAGCGGCTGCCAAACGTGCAAAGATTGCCGCATTAGCCGCTAGAAAAGCAATGGCTACTAAAAACGAAGCAAACGATATTTCAATCAATGCCACGACAAAGAAAATCACAAAAGGTCAAACAACTAAAACTGGTGTCGCTAAATGGCTCGGTGAACCAACAGAAGAGAAAGTTCCTGAGTTCAAGACTGGTGGAGACAAACTAGCAAAAAAGTTTGACAAAGCATTCAAGTCTTTAGGAATTAAATCTAATGTTAAGATTAAAACAATCAATAACATTTCAATGAATGAGATTGACGAAGAAAAGAAAGATAGTAAAGAAGCCACAGCAAATGATAAGAAGAAATCTATCAAGCAAGGCGAAAAACTTTCTGGTAAACAAGAACCAGTTACGATTAATCCAGAATTGAATCAAGTAAAATAAATGAACGAACTACCGCAAATCTATTGTGACATGGATCAGGTTCTAGTCAACTTTATGGGTGGTGCTAACAAAGTACTAACCGCACAAGGACTAGAGACTTTTCAGCACACAGAAAAAGATTTAAAATGGGAAGCACTCAGTAAGGTGCCAAAATTTTGGGCTAATCTAGAACCGATGCCTGATGCTATGATGTTGTGGAGATATATAAAATCTTATAATCCATATATATTATCTACACCATCAAAACGCATGGCTTCATGCAAACCCGAAAAGATTGAATGGGTCAGAAAACATTTGGGCACAGTTGAGCATATTTACCTTGTTCCTAGGGAAGATAAGCGAAAATTTGCAGTCACAAATGAAGGAAAACCAAATCTTTTGATTGATGATTACGAAAAAAACATCAAAGAATGGGTTTCAGCAGGAGGAATTGGAATAAGACATATAAATAGTATGAACACTATTTCACAATTAAGAAAACTAGGATATTAAAGGAGAACACCATGGCACTATGGGGAAGCAGAGATACATTTAACCTAACAGGAACTGCATTTGCAAACAGTACTGTTAATACTACAACACTAACAGGCACATCAACTGTTTTTACAACAGAAGTTGAAGTTGGTGACACATTTGTTCTTGCTGGAACAAGACGCAAAATTGTTGGAATCACAAGCAATACAGTATTGACTTTTGAACCAGCATGGACTGCGGCTAACGTTGCAGGAAGTGTTACAGGACAAGACACACCAAAGTGGTTAGCCGCTAATAGTGCAACTGTTCAAAGTTCACAGCAAGCAAACACAACATTACTTTTTGGTGTTGATGCTAACGAAGCGGGTCCTGGCGCACAAGGTGAAGCAGGTTGGACACTAGCATACACATACACAGACATGCACGGCAATGCCCGTAGAAAATCTGAAAATTTAATTGCAATGAACAGCATTACTGGTGATGCTGAAGATACAGTATTTGGCGATAGCGTTATTAGAATATTGACACAACCAAGTAATAGTAGCGCCGCTAATAATAGTGCTGTTACATTTACGGTTAGTGCAATAATCTATCCAGCCGCAAATACTTTGAATTACAGATGGCAACGTGCCGCAAACACAAGTTCAGCATTTGTAAACTTGACAGACACTGGCACATACACAAATTCAAATACAGCAACATTGAATATTGCAAACAATACGATTGCGGCTGGTGGCGGTGGACTTTCCAACGCAATATTCCGTTGCACAATGTCTGGCCCAAGTATTTCAGCGAACGTTGTAACTTCAAACGCAACATTGACAACAGTTTAATCTTATATGGGGTGATGGATAAAACCATCGCCCCTTTTGGTCCGAGTCCCGGAATTAGCATTCCCATTCAATTGGGTTTACATTAAGGAAGAAAAATGGCAGATAAAAAAGTCACGCAGTTAACAGCATTGACTGCACCAGCAAATAATGATTTACTTCTAATCATCGATGATCCATCAGGTTCACCAATCAGTAAAAAAATCACAGTTGAAGATTTATTCGGTAAAACATCAGGTCTAAGTGTAACTACTATTAACCTAACGTCAACTGCCGATACATCGTTAACAGCAAACAACTTCACCCTCACTACATCAAATAATGTAACGATCACTAAAGGCGTTAGCATTAATAGTACTGGTGCAGATTCCGACACTAAGATTGCGTCAGATAATCAAACAAACATGTTTTATGTTGATGCATCTGCTGATGCAATCGGTATTATGACAAATGCTCCAACAGAAGCACTTGATATCAATTCTGATGCAATTCGTATTCGCACAACTCAAACACCAGCAAGCAGTAACAATACTGCTGTCGGTTGGGGTGTAGGTACAATTACGTGGGATGCAAACTATCTTTACATTGCCGCTAACGCAACACACATTAAGAGAGTATCGTTGAGTACCTTCTAAAAATGTCTATATTATTAAATGATGACAATTTTGATGAGTATGCAGTAAGTCATTATTTTAATCCAAATTGCATATCTGTTCTAGAGTTTCTTGATGATCTAAAAACAATCAAGTACATTAAGAGACTTATAAACAAATACGCAGATAAGAAAGAACTGAAAGAGCGATTGATACTTAATCACATCATCTCTCTTTCAAATGTTTTTGGAGTAGAGGCAACTGTCAACATGCTACAGTATAAAGTTGATGAACACAATCACGATATATTAAATGCATTTTTACTCTTTCTAAAATATATCGATGCCGAAAATTTAGACTATCTAGATTTAGGCTTGTATAACGAATTAAAGAAGAAGATTTAATGGCAAATTTAGTAGATTTATATTTGGTGTATAGAATACTTAGACTATTCACTACACCATATACTGAATGGGATGCATACACTACTGGTGTCATTGATGCAGAGGGTAATGTTGTCGTTCCACAAGAGAAGAGATCAATTGATCAAGACAATTCGTTCACTAAATTTGACCTATTAATTTTGAAACTGAAAAAAGTTTTAGAAAAATTACCATTTGGTAAAACTAGACTTGCAAACTATGCGGCCGCATTGTATCTTGTTAAAGAAGAAAAGAATATAACTGAAGAGACACTTGAAGAAGGCTTTGTTGCATACTACAATCAAAGTTATTTGACTGAAGCAAAGGTTGAAGAAGATGCACCAGCAAATGCTGTTGGTGGTGGAAACATTGCAGGCACCACTGGTGATCCCCCAATGGGTAAAGGCGCACAAGCCGCATTCTTAAGAAGATTTGGAAAGAATCATGTGTTTGTTGTTGATACAGAACGAATCAACAAAGCACGATTAGGTAAGAAGAAATATCTTAAGTATGAGAAATATGTTGGATCGGATGAAGTTGGTGATGCAATTAGACAATACGGAAGAAAGTATCCAAAGCGTCCAATCATTCTTCAAGACGATAAGACTGGTGCTATGACATTCTTACGCTATGGGCGTAGCGGAATGTTTACAGAACAATTCGAAAGGAAATGAAATGTTAGAAACAATTTTTTGGATTTTAATCGGTGCATTTGTTGGTTGGCACTTTCCACAACCAGCATGGGCTAAAACAATAGAAGACAAAGTACGTTCTCTATTCGCAAGTAAAGAGTAATCACTATGTGGATTTTAGAGTGGTTGCCTAATTGGGTTTTCGGTGTAATCTTCTTTGGAGGATTTCTCGGACTGCTTGCGACATATGCTTTAAAATTTATTCCATTTCTATCAACGTATAGAATCCCAATTCAGTTGTTATCTGTTATTGCATTATGTTTTGGTACATACATGCTTGGTGCTATAGCAGACAATAACGCATGGCTTGCTAAAGTAAAAGATGTTGAAGCAAAAGTTGCAGAAGTTCAAGTGCAGTCTGCCAAAGAAAATATAAAGATTGTTGAAAAAGTAGTTAAGAAACTTGAAATCGTTAGAGTGCAAGGTAACGAAGTCATAAAGTATGTTGACAGAGAAGTTGTAAAGTATGACGCTAAATTTGCACCAGGTGGTATATGTGAGTTACCTAAAGAATTTTTCATAGCACATAATGATGCGGCAAAGGAGCGTAGAGATGTTAAATAAATACCTTGCACCTTTATTGCTTATATTAGTAACAGGGTGTTCAACTGTCGTTCCCGTAACAGTAAAATTTCCTGATGCGCCAGACAGAATAAAAGTCAGATGCCCTCAGTTAAAAACTTTAAACGAAGAGGCTAAATTGTCCGACATGGCCAAGATAATAACCGAAAACTATACAACGTATTACGAATGTGCAGTTAGAAACGATGCTTGGATAGAATGGTACGAAACTCAAAAAATAATTTTCGAGACATTAAAGAAATGAGTGACCTGGTAGAAATAAAAGTAGATGTTGAAGTGTTAAAGAATCAAATCTTGACACTCACACAGTTATGTGGTAAAATGGACTCAGTTATCGAAAAACTGGTAGATAACCACGACCGTATGGTCAATCAAATTTACAACGATATGGAAAAAAGAAAATCGGATACAAACGCAGATATCAAAGAATTACATTCTAGAATTACTACAATCAGTCGTGATGTGTCAGATAAAGTCGAATTGACAGAACGTAGAATTATGGATGAGATTAAAGCATTACGTGAAGAAATTCAGGAACACAATCGTAAAGAAGATAACGAATTGCGTAAAATTATGGAATGGAAATGGATGGCCGCTGGTGGCATCGTAGTTCTTGCATGGGTACTATCCAATATTAAAATCGAACATATATCAAAGATTTTCGGTTAACTTGACTTCTCACGTAATGTACGTTATAATGTACATTACGTAAAATTTGTATATTATGAGAAACATTTATGAGTATTTGGGTTGATCAAAAGTACGTTGGTACACTCTCTGTCCGTCTGGACAAATTCGTTCGTAAGGACGATTACACTTACAATTTCCGATGCCCCATTTGTGGAGATTCTCAAACGAATCGTAACAAAGCGAGGGGTTATATTTTTGCCAAAAAAGGTGGGCTATTTTACAAGTGCCACAATTGTTCGGCTAGTATGTCACTCGGAAATCTTATCAAAGCCATTGATCCCAACTTATATAAAGAGTATTGTTTAGAACGATACAAAGAAGGTGACACGGGTCGCAAAGCACACAAAGAACACGGATTCATTTTTAAGCCTGTCGTATTCGGTAGTAATAAGTCTGATAACTTCAAAGGCGTATTGACTGCGATAATTAAATTTAATGAGAATCATGAATCCCTTGTTTACGCACGTTCTAGAAAAATCCCAAATGATAAATTAAAGACTTTATACTATGTTGAAGATGTTCAAAAGTTAAAGTTATTTTCACCAAACTATGATGATAAAATTGTAACGAATGAGCCTAGACTTGTATTGCCTTTTTATGATAGTGAAAACGAACTAGTTGGACTTTCGTGCCGTGCATTGCGTGGTGAGAAACAAAGATATCTTGTAGTGAAAATAAAAGATGATTTGCCTATGATTTACAATATGAATGGGATAGATAGATCACAGACTATTTTTGTTACTGAAGGACCTATTGATAGTTTGTTTCTTCCAAATGCAGTCGCAGTTGGAAACTCTAATTTAAAGTATGCATTAAATCATTTGCCTAAAGATAAGTTAGTTCTTATCTATGACAATGAACCTAGAAATAAAGAAATCGTAAAAGAAATTGGAGATGCAATTGATGCAGGCGCAAGCGTCTGTATTTGGCCTAAATCATACAAAGAAAAAGATATTAATGAGATGATTCTTGCAGATAAAACTCAAGATGAAATCATTGAGACAATAAATAAAAATACTTTTTCTGGTCCCAAAGCATTACTCGAATTCAACATATGGAAGTTAAGATGAGCGTAAAATTAATAAGTTATTCACAACAAGCAATCGATCCGAGTAAACAAGATGAATTTGAATTCGAACTACCAAACTTACAAGACCTCGTTGCATATTGTGCAAGAGTCTCTAATCCCTCCAATCAAGTCAATTCTGAAACTTCAGAAAGACTCATCAAATACCTCATCAAACACAAGCATTGGAGTCCACTGGAAATGGTCTCCGCATGTATTGAAGTTGAGACAACAAGAGACATTGCAAGACAACTCTTGAGACATAGAAGTTTTTCGTTTCAAGAATTTAGTCAACGATACGCAGATCCAACAGCAGAGTTAGATAACGCATTTGTTTTGCGTGAAGCGAGAATGCAGGATACAAAGAATCGTCAGAATTCTGTAGAACTTGATATGTCTGATGAAAAGCAAAGACTATTAGCATATGACTGGGAACGTTCTCAAAAGCGAGTGCTATACGCAGTTAAAAAAGAATATGAGTGGGCGATTAAGAATGGTATTGCAAAAGAACAAGCAAGAGCAGTATTGCCAGAAGGACTTACTGTATCAAGATTGTATGTGAATGGTACACTTAGATCATGGATTCACTACATTGATTTGAGAGATGGTAATGGAACACAAAAAGAACACGCAGAGATTGCAAGAGCATGTGCAGAAGTAATTGCAAATGTATTTCCAATAATTAAAAGTATAAGAGAAGGAAATTGAATGACAAAAGAAATCGTAATCGATTATAGTAGAGATTCATTGTTTGATGAATTAGGAATTAAACGATTAAAAGAAAGTTATATGAGAGAAGATGAAACTTCTCCACAAGAAAGATTTGCACATGTATCAAAAGCGTTTGGTTCCAATCCAGAACACGCACAGCGATTATACGAATACAGCAGTAGGCATTGGTTGTCTTATTCTACTCCCATTCTTTCTTTTGGTCGCAGTAGTCGTGGGCTCCCTATTTCATGTTTTCTTCCATATCTACACGATAGTGCAGAAGGGCTTGTCAATTGCCTCGCTGAAGTCAATTGGTTATCGATGTTGGGTGGTGGTGTCGGCATCGGTGTCGGCATTCGCAGTTCGGATGATAAATCGGTTGGAGTCATGCCGCACCTTCGCACATATGACGCATCATCTCTCGCTTATAGACAAGGTAGGACTCGCCGTGGTTCCTATGCTACTTATCTTGATATTTCTCATCCAGACATTCTTCTATTTCTTGAAATGAGAAAGCCTACGGGCGATCCCAATTTACGTACATTGAACTTGCATCACGGCATCAACATTCCAGATTCATTCATGCAAATCGTTGAGAATTGTATGCAAGATAAAGACGCAGATGATTCTTGGGAATTAAGAGACCCACACAGTAATGAATTGCGTGAAGTTGTTTCTGCTAAAGATTTGTGGCAACGTATACTTGACATTCGTATGCAGACTGGTGAACCATATCTACACTTCATTGACGCAAGCAATCGTGCTATGCCACAGTTTCAAAAAGACTTGGGACTAAGTATTAAGCAAAGTAATCTTTGTTCTGAAATTATTTTGCCTACAGATAAAGATAGAACAGCAGTATGTTGTTTGTCTTCAGTTAACTTGGAGTACTATGATGAGTGGAAAAATGATCCTCTATTCCTTGCTGATATTGCAGAAATGCTTGATAATGTTCTTCAGTATTTTATCGATAATGCTCCTGCCGCCGTTGAACGTGCAAGGTTCTCTGCCATACGTGAGCGCAGTATTGGCATCGGCGCTCTTGGGTTTCATGCTTATCTACAACGAAATAACGTGCCGTTCGAATCCGCACTTGCAGTCGGAAGAAACAAACAAATCTTCAAACACATAAGGGAACAACTCAATGATGCGAATCTTAAATTGGGTAAAGAGCGAGGCGAGGCTCTTGATGCTGTTGGCACTGGTCAACGTTTCAGTCATCTTATGGCTGTTGCTCCAAATGCTTCTTCGTCTATCATCATGGGAAATACTAGCCCTAGTATCGAACCTTATCGTGCTAATGCTTATCGTCAGGACACTTTATCGGGGTCATCATTAGCCAAGAACAAGTGGCTTGACAGAATCATCAAGAGTGTAGTAAAATCAGATGATGAATATCAAACAGTCTGGTCTAGTATTATCGCAAATGATGGTAGCGTACAGCACTTAGATATTTTAGATGATTGGCAGAAAGATGTATTCAAAACATCTATGGAGATTGACCAACGTTGGTTAGTCAATCATGCCGCAGATAGACAAGAGTATATTGACCAAGCACAATCATTGAATTTGTTTTTTCGTCCTGATGTAAACATTAAATATTTACATGCAGTACACTTTCAAGCGTGGAAACAAGGCTTGAAGACATTGTACTATTGCCGTTCAGAAAAGATTGGTAAAGCAGACAAAGTATCAAAACGCATTGAACGTGAAGTAATTAAAGAATTAGATATGAAAGCACTTATTGATGGCGATGCGTGTCTTGCATGTGAAGGTTAAAAATGAAATACAAAAGCATATTCATTAGTGATGTGCATTTGGGTACGAATGACTGTAAAGCGGATTTTTTAAATAATTTTTTGAAACATAATAAGTGTGATACACTTTATCTTGTCGGTGATATAATAGATGCGTGGCGAATTCAACAGAACAAATGGCGATGGAAACAAAGTCATACGAATGTTGTTCGTAGAGTATTAGGTCATGCTAAACGTGGTACTAGAGTTCTTTACATTGCGGGCAACCATGATGAATTTCTAAGACCGATGATACCATATGGTTTTAGTTTTGGTTTAGTAGAAATACACAATCAAATAGAACACATTGGTATTGATGGTAAACATTATCTTGTTACTCACGGTGACTTGTTTGATGGTATAACAAGATTAGCACCGTGGCTAGCATTTTTAGGAGATAAAGCATATGATTTCATTTTATCGCTCAATAGTAAGTTCAATTGGATACGTCATCGTTTTGGTTTTGGGTACTTTAGTCTTAGTAAATTCCTTAAGCACAAAGTCAAAAAAGCAGTAGATTTTATATTTCAGTTCGAAAAGAATTTAGCGGGCTACTGTAAGAAGCGTGGTTATGATGGTGTTATATGTGGACATATACATCATGCAGAAATAAAAGAAATAGACGGAATCATTTATATGAATGATGGTGATTGGGTAGAATCTTGTACAGCATTGGTTGAAAACATGAATGGTACGTGGGAAATTATTCATTGGGAAAAAATAGTAACTGTAGAAGATCAAACAAAATGTCAAGAAGTATCGTAGAAGAAAAAATTACAATAGTTGTTCCTTGTAAAAATGAAGAAAATTATATTCATCATTTATTAGAATCTTTGCGTCTACAAGAAATTGGAAATACAAGAATCATTATTGCCGATTGTTCCACGGACAATACACGATGGGTTATTCAAATGATGAAAGGTGAGTTGAACGTTGAAATTATTGACGGTGGTACAGTTTCATTTGCTAAGAATAGTGGTGCCAAGTTAGTTACGACACCATATATACTATTTCTCGATGCGGATGTTCGTTTCTTTAAGAATAATGCAATACGAGATGCTGTCAATACAATTGAATCAAAAAATTTGGATCTTATAGGATTAAAAATTAAATGCTATGATGGAAATGTTAGAACACAAATTGGATTTACATTGTTTAACACAATCAACAGTATTATGAAATATAAAGTTCCTTTTGCTGTTGGTGCTTTCATGTTAACTAGAACAGATAAATTTAGAGAATTTGATGGATTTTCTGAGAAGTATAAAGTAAGCGAAGATTTTTTTCTATCGAAAAAATATGATCCGAAAAAATTTAAATTAATGAATCATCATTTTGGTCAAGATAGTAGAAGATTTGAAATAATGGGATATACAGGTATGACTTGGTATCTTATTAAGAATTTTTGGAATCGTAATAATGAAAAGTATTGGAATAATATTGATTATTCAAAATACTGGAAATAACTTAAGGGTAAAAAATGAAAGTACTTAGATTTACAGCATCATGGTGTCAACCATGCAAAGGATTAGCAATGACACTTGCTGATATCGAAACAAATATTCCAATTGAAGTGATTGATATCGATCAATCTACTGACATACCAATGTTTTATGGTGTGCGTGGTGTTCCAACGCTGATCAAGTTAGACGAAAATAATACTGAAGTTGGAAGACTTATTGGTATGCAAACAAAAGAAAAATTAACGGAGTTTTTAAATGGTTAAAAAGAAGAATAGTAGTTTGTTAGAAGACAGAAATAGTTTCAAACCATTTAACTATCCTTGGGCTTATGATGCTTGGCTTAAGCATGAACAATCACATTGGTTGCATACTGAAGTGCCTATGGCTGAAGACGTAAAAGATTGGAAGAAAAAACTTAGTGCAGAAGAGAAACATTTTCTCACAAACATCTTTAGATTCTTTACTCAAGGTGACATTGACGTTGCTGGTGGTTATGTAAAAAACTATCTGCCATACTTCAAGCAACCAGAAGTACGTATGATGTTGCTTGGCTTTGCCGCTAGAGAAGCATTGCACGTTGCCGCATACTCACACCTTATTGAAACATTGGGTCTGCCAGATACAACATATAACGAATTCTTAGCATATCAAGAAATGAAAGACAAACACGATTATGTGTTAGACATTTCAGATAAGAATGGTGACTTGCAATCTACTGCTACACATATTGCAGTATTTTCAGCATTCACGGAAGGTATGCAGTTGTTCTCTTCATTCATTATGCTTTTGAATTTTCCACGCACAGGTAAGATGAAAGGCATGGGGCAAATTGTAACTTGGTCAATCGTTGATGAAACTCAACATTGCGAAGGTATGATTAAACTATTTCGTACATACATAGAAGAAAACCCTGAAATTTGGAATGATGAACTTAAATCAAAGATATATACTATTGCAGAAAGAATGGTTGAACTTGAAGATAAGTTTATTGACTTGGCATTCGGCATCAATGAGATGGAAGGACTCACCTCAGAAGAAGTTAAGAAGTACATTCGTTATATTGCAGACAGGCGCCTTATCAGTCTTGGACTAAAAGGCATTTTTAAAGTTAAAAGAAATCCATTACCTTGGGTTGAAGAAATGATTAATGCGCCAACGCATACTAATTTCTTTGAGAACAGAGCAACCGATTATGCAAAGGGTGCTACAAAAGGTGATTGGGCAGACGTATGGGGTAAAGCGGCATGAAACAATTAACATATGTATTTTTTGCTCTTGCATTGATTGTTGCAGGATTTACATTTTCTGCATTGAATGCACACGCACAAACAGGAAAACAAAAACCAGGAGTTTTGTATGACGCTGTGATCACTAGAGTGATTGACGGGGATACTGTTGCGGTTGAAGCGCCTTGGCTTCCAGACCCACTCAAAAAAGAATTGAGCATCCGTGTCTTTGGTGTTGACACACCAGAAAAAGGATTCAGAGCGCAATGCCCAAAAGAAGATGTGATGGGACAAAAGGCTACTGAATTCACAAAAAAAGCAGTTACTTCTGCAAAGAAACGCCAAGTCATTGTAATGGATTGGGACAAGTATGGTGGCCGTCTTCTTGGTGATGTTATCTTAGACGGAAAAAGTTTACGCCAAGCATTGATTGCAAACGGGCTAGCCCGTGAATACTACGGCGAAGCAAAAACTTCTTGGTGTGAATAACATGAAAAAACTATTAACTATATTTTTGTTGATGGTGTCTGCTTCAGCATTTGCACAACATCATCACGGCCGTCATCACGGCTATGGAATTAGACCATACAGTTGGATTGGACCTACAATCATCGGCGGTGTCATTGGATATGAAATTGCAAGACAACAACCCATATATGTTCAACCGCAACCAATATATGTACAACAACAGCCCGTTATAATTCAACAGTCACCTCAAGTGTGTACTGATTGGAAAGAAATTCAGCAATCCGATGGAAGAATCTATCGTGAAAGAACTTGCACTCAATAACCATGTGGCGACTGTGGGCAAAAGCACTAGGACACAAATCTAGTGAGTGTGATAAAGAATCGGATAAAGTTGCAATTATTAGAACAACTATTGTACTTTGCTATATAATAACGAATCTGTTTATTGTAGCAGGCGTTATAAGGCATTGGTAAAAATATATGAGTTTTTTAGTTGCAAACACACCAAGAGTTAGATGTTATATAAGAAAAGAATTTCTTTATAATTTTGAAAAAGGCTTTGGTGAATACGTACCTTGTATTTGGATATCAATCAAATCAATGAGCCGTAGGGCATTCTTCATCGAATCGTATTTGCCTGAGTATGGAGCATTGTATGATAAACTTCCATTAGAAGCGTATGTGAGTAGAAATCACGATTTAGATAGAGATAAATTTCTGCCTCTAGATCATTTACAGATATGGGATTGTTTATCGTATGACCTTACTGTAATACAAAAATCATTTCTATTAAATCTAAGTGGCAAATTTTATGCTAAAGATAAACAATGGTATCAAGGTAATTATATGTTTACTGTTGACAATTGTGCATCAGATGAACATCTAGATATGGGTGATAGCGAGAATCCAGAAGATCATAAATCATATAACTTTCTTGAACTAGACAACGGACAGTATGCGGCACAGCCGAACAATCGTTGCATATTTCTTGATGCCGCAAGCAATCCGAAAGAGATGCTATTTCCGGACTTTAAAGTCTGCACAAAAAAATACATTGTAGAGCAAAATCCAAAATGGGCGATTGGTGATGCAGATACAATAATGTACGAATAAGGAGAAAAAAATGCCAACATACGAAGTAGTTTGTGAATCGTGTGACGCTGAATACTCAGTAACGTCATTGGATGGAATCAATATTGATCCACCAGCACATTGTGCATATTGTGGTGAAACATTAAACGATGATTTGATAAAAGAATACGATGAAGATGAGAATGATTGGGATAAGTTATCCGAAGAAGGCTTAGACGATGTTGATGATTGGAAAGAATAATGTATGTTGCTGGCGTTGACTATTCAATGACTTCACCTGCAATATGTTTATACAATATTGAGAGTAATGATTTTAAATTTGAAAATTGTGATTTGCACTACATGACGCAAAGCAAAAAATATGATGTTAAATTTAAAAATGTAAAAGGTTATTTTTTTGAATATACAAATGAGATGCAAAGATACGATATCATCTCTAGTTTTTTTATCGATAGAATCTTAGAACTAGACGATGAAGTTAAAGTTTTCATTGAAGATTATTCAATGGGTTCAAAGGGCAGAGTTTTTCATATAGCCGAAAACACAGGCGTGTTTAAATATAGATTATGGAACTTTCATGTCACATTTGAAACTATACCACCTACCGTGATTAAGAAGTTTGCCACTGGTAAAGGTAATGCAGATAAGGCAAGAATGCAAGAAGTTTTTGAAGAGAACACAAACATTCGGCTTAAAGAAGAACTACATATGACAGAGAAGCAATGGAATCCGTCTTCCGATTTGATTGATGCTTACTGGATATGTAAGTATGGAGTAGATAAGTTGACAACTGAAACCCAATAGAGTATAATAGATATTCTAGCAGAAAGTGAGAATTTATGAAAATGGAAGAAGAACAGGTAACGTCACAATTATTTAATTTAAACGACAGTAAAAAACCTAGACAACCTAAACCGATTGGACATGTATACTCAATCTATTTGTCTGGTGCAATTACTGAAGCAGAAGATTATATTGAAATATTTGAGACTATGCGTAATACATCAGAAAGTGATGTTGTTAGACTACATATCAATTCTCCTGGTGGTGATCTATTCACAGCAGTACAGTTTATGCGAGTGATGGCAGAAACTCCTGCTACAATCGTTGCATCGGTTGAAGGTGCTTGTATGTCAGCCGCAACAATGATTTTCTTAAGTGCTGGCGCATATGAAATCTCAGAACATGCTATGTTTATGTTTCACAACTACTCTGGTGGTACCATCGGTAAGGGTGGTGAGATGTATGATGAATTAGTATATGAACGTAAATGGTCAGATAAAATGATGCGTAATGTTTATGCAGACTTTTTGACAGAAGATGAAATTAAATCTATACTAGATAATAAAGACATTTGGATGAGTGCAGACGATGTTGTCAAACGACTCGGCAAAAAGAATGATGCAATTGATAAGGTGAAAAATGCAAAATCAAAATCAACAAAACCCCCAACAAAACGAACTCCAGCAAAACGAGCAACTAAAGAGTAAGTCACTATTTCTCATATCTTCAGCAATACACGCTAAACACGGAATCTATAGTGCGGAAGAAAGATTGAATCAAACGATTGCAACTTGCGATTCAATTAAAACAAAGGTTCCTAATTCCGACATTATTATTTTAGATGGTGGATATAAACACCTATCTGATAGTGAAAAAGATATTCTCAGGGGTAGCATGAGCCGTTTCATTTCGTATACAGATGAGACAGAGGTTAAAGGCATTCAAGCAGTACCGAGTCAAGATATCGTAAAAAATGCAATTGAAATTTTGATGTATGGAACGTTCTTTACACAAAATGCAGAACAAATTAAAAAAGAATATTCAAGAGTTTTTAAAGTAAGCGGTAGATATATTCTGAATGATAATTTCGATTTTGATTTTCACAATAAAACCAAACATGGCATTGTGATACGTGGTCCGTATACAAGTCAATTCCCACCAGAAACAACTGGAGGAATTACAAGACAGTATATGAGCCGTTTATGGAGTTTTGATACTAGTCTTATAAACTACATTACAGAATGCTATCAAGCAATGTATGCACACATGGTAACACGAATTAACAATGGCGGATACATTGACATTGAACATTTGCTTTTTAACTATTTAAATCCCACACAAATTCGTGTTCCTGATAAGATCGGAATTGAAGGTGGTATTGCGCCTAACGGTACACAGGTGTCAGATTGAAATACGAAATTTTTCAAATTTGTTTCGACAAGGATCAAATCTCTAAAGTTGATCCTTTACTTAAGCCATTTGATAATACATCAAATGAAAGACCTGAGTTGCGTGAGTTTCATTCTTTTGATAGAATTGAAAAAGAAAACGTTGCAGATGGTCTAGATGCATGGGGCGTTTTCGGTCCACGTTGGCAACAAAAACTTAGATACTCATCTGAAGTGATTATGAATTCAATTGATGATAATCCAGGACATGATGTGTACGTATTCAATCATGCAAGGGTTGTTAGCGCATTTACATATAACGTTTGGGAACATGGTGAAATATTTCACAAAGGAATTAAACAAGTAACTGCGGCCGCATTGAAAGCCGCAGGTTACAATGAAAAAATTCTAGATGTTATTATGACAAAGAACGTGTGTTACTCAAGTTACTTTGTTGCAACAAAAGTTTTTTGGCGAGATTACTTAGATTTTGTTAGAGACATTTATGATAGACTTGAAGCATTGACTGGAGAGAATGCAGAGATTTATCATGGTAGCGCAAACTACAGCAGAGATAAAAATCTCAGCATGTTTCCTTTCATTGTTGAAAGATTGTTCTCTACGTTTCTACATTTACATCCCGAATACAAAGTTTATAGTCAACCAGTTGATTTTAGTGTTTACAATACTGGTGAGTTTGAAAAACCGCTTGTTGTATTGAATGAGATTAAAGAACTTTCACTCAAAATGGATTCACCGCAAATGTATCAGTATTGGGCAGTATTGCGTGAACATTTTATGAAACATCATCCACAACTTTTTCATTTAGATTGATATGATTATTGATTTGTTTAGACCTACTGTAGATTGGATTAAAGATGACTGGTATAGTAATCGTATTCGTTTTGTTGCTGAGTGTCTTGCTTGGGCTATTTCTATTGGCTGTTCAATTACCATGGCTGTCACAGTCCCAAATCCGCCCCTACTTACTTTGTACCCTATTTGGATCATCGGCTGTGGTATCTATGCTTGGGCTAGTTATACTCGGAAATCATTTGGGATGCTTGCTAACTACATATTGCTAACGACAATCGATAGCATTGGTTTAGCACGAATGCTCATGGCTTGACATTCCACAGTTGTTAAGTTATAATGAATGTATTCGCTTAAGGAGTACCTATGGAAAACAAATCTTGGATTATAACGTTGGAAAAAGACGCCGAAACTGGTGACTTGATTCTTCCATTGAATGATGAAATACTTGCAGGAACTGGTTGGCAAACTGGCGACACTTTAGATTGGATTGACAATGGTGATGGGAGTTGGACTATGAGAAAGAAAGAAACACAATGGGTTCTTGTTGAAGCCGTTTCTATGTTCCGTGAACGCTACATGGTAGAAGTTCCTATTGGCACAGATCGCTATGGTAAAGATAAATCGGAGTGGGCACTTGATACTGTTACTCTAAGTGAAGCAAAAGAATTTTCACAAGAACATTTGGGTGAAACTATTATGTCACATCGTATTGTGACTGAAGAAGAAGCACTTGCATTGTGCGACAAAGACAATGATTACGCAAAAGTATGGAATGATGAGTTGAAAAAGAAAACATTTTTTACCACAATGGACGAACACATTCGGAAAGATAATTATGACTCTACCCGATGAAAGATATCGTTCGTTGAGATGCGGACAACAATTACTTTTAGATTTATTGAATCCCAAAGTAACACCAAAAGTGCCTAAATACGTGCGTGAACGTGCGAGAAGTATTCTAAGGCACTATCCGGATCCATATCATTTCACAAAGATTGTAGAAGCATTGCCTGAAGATTTTGTTGTTAACAGTCCATTTACAAGGATATATGATGAATCAAAAGACGTATGATGAGGTTGTGCATTTTTTAGAAAACTTATTGCATCCAGAAGGATTCGGGTGGGCAGTTACTAGCGAAGTTCATAAAGAAGCGAAAAGACTATTAAATATTATAGAAATAGAAAAACGAAATAAAAAAATGGAGTTAGCATGAGAAATATCGTAGTATTGGGTGGCGGTACCGCTGGTTGGTTGACTGCATTGTATGCACATACAGTTTTTCCAAATGATAAAATTACTGTCGTTCAAAGCAAAGAAATTGGTATCATTGGTGTTGGTGAAGCGACAACACCAAACATCGTTGCGTTTCTTTCGCAAATTAATATTGATATCATCGATTTGATTCGAAGCACTAAAGGCACGATTAAGAGTGGAATTAATTTTGAAAATTGGAATGGCGATGAGAAACGTTACATGCATGGATTTTGTGATAAAGTCACAGACTTCTCAGTTCAACCTACATTTGGTGTAGACGGGCAAGATTTCTTTTTGAAGAAATGTATTGCTGAAGGTTTGAGTTTAGAAGATTACAATTATCAAATTCATCTAGCATACGATAATAAAATTGATTTGCATAGAACGGAATGGGCAATTCATTTCGATACGAATGAATTTTCAAAATATTTATCCGAAAAAGGTGTTGAACGTGGTATTGAAATTGTTGAAGGTGTGTATACTCACGCAACACAAGATGAACGTGAGTATATTAAAGCATTGAATCTTGAAGATGGGCGTAGTGTTCCCGTAGACTTTGTTTTTGATTGTTCTGGCATGGCTAGACTGTTGATTGGTGGAGTGTATAAAGACGAATGGGTATCGTATTCAAAATATCTGCCAATGAAGAAAGCGATTCCATTTTGGATTCAAGAGACTGAACTCAAACCATACACTTCTGCAATTGCAATGAAGTATGGATGGATGTGGCAAATTCCTCTGCAACATCGTACAGGTGCAGGTTATGTTTTCGATTCCGATTATATCACAGTAGAACAAGCAAAGGCTGAAGTTGAAGAATACTTAGGGCAAGAAATCAAGGTGCGTAAAGTTATTGATCTGAATCCAGGTCGCTTTGAAAACTATTGGATCAAAAACTGTCTTGCAGTTGGATTGTCTTCTAGTTTTATTGAACCATTAGAATCAACGTCTATCTTTTTGTCTGTCGGTGAGTTAGATACTTTCCGTCAATTCATTAATGAGATTGACAATCCCGATGAGAATAGTATCAAAGTGTTTAACGATATTGCAAGAAACAACATGGATGACACTATGGGGTTTGTATACTTTCACTATCTCACAAAACGAAAAGATAGCCCATTTTGGACTGAGTTTGTGGAGAAAAATCCTCCACCAGAATATATTAGAAATTTGATTCCATTTCTTAAAGATGGAAATCTACGTCCCTATAACATTCCAAACATGCGTATCAATGTATACTTTGCTTTGTATAGTTATCTTCAAGTTGGTTATGGACTTGAAATATTTGAAAAGCCTATCAATATTAAGGGCTTTGAGAATGTTCGTCCATCACCACAAGAGTATAGAGAAATAATTGATGCTTTGACTGCAACTCAAGCATTAGATCATAAAGAATTCCTTAAACAAATCAACGAATACCAACCAATATGAAAGTCTACATCAGCGGATATCGTAATCACTGGCTAAGTCCATATCACATCTTAGAGTTTGTTTGCTTTTGGGAAAAAACTAATGATGTGTTCTATAATCTCGAAGACAAGCCTAACGCACCATACGAGAAGTGGGTTAATTTTTTAGACCCTATCTGCAAAGTGATTGCAAAAGTCTTGGATGTAATTCACCCTAAGATTGACTATGTGAAGATTGACTATTGGGATACTTGGTCTATGGATCATACTCTTGGTCAAATTGCTTTGCCTATGTTGAAACAGTTGAAAGATAAAAAGCATGGTGCGCCTTTTGTTGATGATGAAGATGTGCCAGAAGAATTGAAGTCTACTTCAGCGCCAGCAAAAGAAAATGAATGGGACACCGATGACAACCATTTCAAGCGTTGGGATTGGGTCATGGATGAAATGATTTTTGCATTCGATCACCACATCAATAAAGAGTGGGAAGAAGGATATCGGTCAGGTGAATTTGATCATAAGTCGGTTGCTTGTGAGTGGGATGAAAATGGTAAGCCAAAAATGTTTAGATTGGAAGAAGGTCCCAAACACACATACAAATGTGACTATGACGGCATGGCAATTGTTGAGGAACGAATCAAGAACGGATTTCGTTTGTTCGGAAAATACTATCAAGCACTTTGGGATTGAATATAAATACTCCTATGATTATAAAATAGGAGACAGCAATGGACTTTTTTACACCAGAAGCGGCAAAACAATTGATGCCGAAAGTAAAGAATTTTGATCAATGGTATGAATTGTTAAGCACAATTTTACCTGATTACGATATCGACACGCCCCAAAGAGTTGCGGCATTCATGGCACAATGTGGACATGAATCGGGTGGATTTACTCTCATGCAAGAGAACCTAAACTATAGTGCAAAGGGACTCAGAGGAACGTTTGGTAAATACTTCCCAACAGATGAGATTGCAAAGCAATACGAAAGACAACCTCAAAAGATTGCAAATAGAGTTTATGCAAATCGTATGGGCAATGGTGATGAACGTAGTAATGATGGATGGACTTATCGTGGTCGAGGAATTGTTCAAATCACAGGAAAAAATAACTATATAAAAGTGTCGCAGAATATGTTTGAAGATGATTCTTTAGTACAGAATCCAGACATGTTGCTTGATCCAGAATATGCAATTCACTCAGCAGGTTGGTTTTGGACTGCCGCTAAGTTAAATGATTTAGCAGATATCGGAGACTTGAAGTTGATGACTAAACGCATTAATGGCGGTTACATTGGACTTGAAGATCGTATCAATCATTACAATCATGCGATTGAAATTTTAACTTGAAGGAAAGTTTATGTTTAAGAAAATTAAAGATTGGGTTCTAGGAACTAAACCTGTTGAACAATCAACAAATTGGCCACATCCAGAGCCAGTTGTTGAAGTGCCGAAGGCTCCAGAGCCAGTTGTTGCAAAGATTGAAGAACCTAAACCAGTTCCAGCAAGTCCTGTCAAAAAACCTGCGGCTAGAAATTACTCAAAAAAGAAGCCTGTAAAGTAATATATTAGTTATATATTGACTAATTCACCTTTGCCTGAAACTTTATCGGTGACAACTATTCTTCCTGCTGAATCTCCCCTAGAGGGAGATTTTCCATATATCTTTGGAGTTCCGTCTGCATCTTTTGCGGTTGGATCAAATCTTTGATCTTCTCTTCTAGCCCTAAATCTAAAATACAAATCATGAGTTTTTGCATACTCAACTGCACCAGTTAATGCACCATTAAATTTTACTATGTTTTTTTTCATATCATATGGCGCAACAACATTCATGGGTCCAATGTACATATAATCAATTGGTCCCCCCATGGCTTTATTACCAACAACAATTTTCAATTTTGCGGGTCCTCCAATTTTACCAAATACATCAGGAACTTTATCTCCGGGTTTCAACTTAACTTTTTTTGTTAAATGTTCAAATGCGGCTTTCATAAATTTTTTTGCTATTCCTGGAACGGCCAATTCAAGTCCACGTAAACCACCACCAGCAAGTGATGGTGCTGATTCCCCTTTTAGCGAAAGATTAATTGGTTCTTTTTTATTGTAAATGAAAAGTTGTACATCCGTATATGGTTCGGATCCACTTTCTTGTCGACCAGTAAATTTTTCCGCATTAATAACTCCAGCGATTGTTGTTTTGCCCGCAACTATAGTTATTGGATTATTTTTATTTTTTTTAACAGCATCTTTAATAGCCTTAACTACTCCAGATTCTTGTCTTTCTGCCGCTTCGCCTGCCATAATTATATCTCCCCTTTTATTATTATCTACCTATATATACCTGTGGTTCTCTTTCTCGCTGTCGTTGACGTTCACTCTTAGGAAATAACTCATCACCGTATTGAGGATATTTTTGTTGTCTATCGTATGCAACCCACATAAACATTGCGCCCATAGTAAATATTACTATTAAAATAACCAGACCTATTATAGCATCTTGCCTTAACTGTTTTATCTGTGCGGCTCTTCTTTTTGATTGCACTTCTTCTGCTCTCATCTTAATTGTCATAAGTATTTTTTGTTCTTTACCCATAACTTTCATCATCTCTTCTACTTCAGTATACAAAGCACCTAACTCAGGTGGGCTTTGATACACCATCAATTCACGTAATTCGGTCCCCATTTGTTCCAATTGTTTTTTCATCAGAACACGCTGTAGCGCACGTTTACCTAAACTATCATCACCTTCATATAACTCCTCTTTACTTCTACGTTCTTCTTCTGCAAAGATAGCCATGCATTTATTTAAGTTATCATAGTATGTGCCAAGATGATTTCCAATTTCTGTATAGATACCAACAGTTTCACCATCTCGTTTGTTTACTTCTATAACACGATTATTTTCTACTATGTAAGCATTACGTTGCGTAACTGTTGCTGGCTTGTCTTTGTGGTTATTATGAAACTGTTCATCTAAATCTTTGAGTACTGCTTTAACATCACCAGCCGCACCTTTAATATCTTTGTATAGTTGGCATCCTTTTTTAACCGCTGACACAGCGGCATTAGCCATGGCAAATAGTGTGATTGGATCCATTTTAATTAAACGTAAAAATCTATAGTGCTGACATTGTATATTTCCATGCGTATGTGATTCTCATGTGATCTTTTCGAATACAAATCATACAAATAATCTCTAAGATGTATTTTTTCAATTAACTGTTTATTATATTCGTCCCAACGTTCTTCATTTTTTCTTGCATGAACATCGGCTAGTATGCCATCTACATTTGCATAACTTGGCGCAACGATTGGAAACCATCGAACGGCGTCCATTTATTTTGCATTCCGGTACATTTCATATGTCACAGCACGAACTTCTGCATCATCCGAAGTTCCCAATAGGTGTGCTAAATTATTATATATCTTTGAGACTTGTTCTTTGTCGCATTGTGGTCCTTTTGATTTCAACCACTCTATTATTTTTGCCTTACGTTCATAGGGATGATGCGTAGTTAACGCAATAGTTTTAAACTCACCGAGATCACATGGTACCTGCGCTGTTGACCCAACAATCAACGCAGACATTCCTACGAATAGAATAATCCATTTCATTGCGACATTTCAGACGATGCTAGGTTAATTCTAGTTTTCACTATTGTTAGATCACTAGGTTCCTTTTTCCATCCCACAGCAACATACCCATCAAAGTCTCCAATCTCAGGAGGAATACCACCACGGCAAACAAATGTCACGCCTTGTTTAGATTCCCATTCAGAAGATTTATCAAGCACACTTATTTTATCGCAAACAACTTCACCATTTAACATACCAATGATGCCAGCATTTCTAGATTGATCTTTACTAAACAAACTAGAATTTAATCCATCTAATGAATTATCTCTTCCTTTTGGACCAAACGCTAACATTGTTTTTCTTGTATTCACATTAAGAGATGCTTTGTGTACAATTACAGTTGTTGCTTCTAAATCTTTTTGTAAACTCCCTGCAACTGGAACAAGATGGTTCACTTCTTTAAGATTTGTCACATGACTTGATTGTGTAATTGCATTTAGAATTACAACTCTACTATCCCATGCAAAGTATCCAAAAAAGAATATACTAGCGAGAAGAATAACTTCAAACAATTTGAACGGCGTGTCAACCCACTTAATTAAATCAATAGCCTTATCTACCATAGAAGATGCAGATTTTGTAGCACCACTCACATCAACACTAATTACTGATGTTGGTGCAGGTGATACTTTTTTAACTGTTCTTTTTACTGTTGCCTTTTTAACAGGTGTTGCTTTTTTTGTAGTTGGTTTCGCTATAACTTTTTTTGTTACCATTATAGTATTTTACTTTCTTTAATCTTTCATTGAGCCAATTTTCTTTGAACCAAAACCTAATCTATCTTCCAAGACGGCAATATGTTGGCGATTTTCCATGATAGCATCACGGTTCTTTTGAATTTCTTTTTCTAAGTCTTGACGTAGTTTTTCACGGGCTAATTCAGCACCGCTGTTACTTGCTTGTTTATTATCTGTTGTAACAACTAAACTAACTTTTTGATTCAAAATAGTTACATCGTGTTGAATAGAACCCAATGCTTGAATTAAGTATCCCGTTGAACCAATTAGTAGGGGGAGTAGAGCAAACAATAGTTTCTCTATGAAAGCGCCTTTAGCACTTTCTTTATTTTCTTCTGCCATTTTACTTTCCTTTGTTATATAAATCGAAAAGCGATTTTACTTTGTCTTCTAAGACACCAATTCGCACATCCATTTTTGCTAAAACAATAACGAGAGTAATAAACGCTAAAAAAACTGGCCATGCTTTTAAAAGTATTTCTACCATGTCCATAACTATTCCCTCCCTAGGATTATAGTGCCTTTATTTATGGTAAACCAAGTCCTAGGATGTTGCGTAAAAACAACACTTTCTGTAGGGGGATTTTGTTGTTTTTGTGCAACAATGTGGAAAGTACTTGACTTACATCCTCACTATGCTATACTGTAAGTATGGTAATGAGAAAAAAACGTTCTGATAGAAACCACGTTCTGTACAGAGTTACTTGCGTGGATACAGGTGATACATACATCGGCTTGACTGTTGCACAGGGTCAAGCCTACTTGCGTTCCGTAAAAGTTCGGTGGCAAAAGCATGTGAGCCGTGCAAAGTGCGAAGACAAAGATTGGGCAATGTGTAATGCATTGCGTGAATTGTCTGGCGCAAAGTGGCAATACGAAGTGATGGAAATCATTCGTGGACGCAAACCAGCCCACCAAAGGGAACGTGAGTTGATAGCAGAATGCGAACCAACCTTAAATACATTCTGACTTGACATGCCAATTCAAGTATGTTAAGATGTTAAATATGAATGGAGATTTTATGAACACTAAAGAAATGACACTAACTGCCATTTTGGTATTTTTAGCAGGCATGTTTGTTGCCGTTATTATATCCTCTGCGATTACGATATGGGCAATCAATACTGTATTTTTAACTTCAATTTCCTTTGACTTGGAAACTATTTTAGCATTAGCGTATTTACAATTCCTAGTCGGTTCTATGATTAAAGGAATGAAATCATGAATATGTTTATTGTACTCAATGTATTGTTTATGGTAATGTGTTGGAAGTTTGCAACAATTGACTTTGAAAATGGAAACAATAAAATGGGATGGCTGAATATATTCTTTTCAGCATGGAATGCGGCGGCACTTGCAGATAAACTTTTTTAAAGGAAAAATCGTGAAATACAAAACTTTAGCCTTTGCCTTGCTTGCATCATTTGCGGCTATTGCATCCGCACAGGAAGTTGTTCAGTATGACTATGCTAGGGTTGTCAATGTTGATCCAATTCTAAAGACTGGTTTCAATACTGTACCACGACAATCATGCACCACAATTATGCAAGTTGGTACCAATCAGGAAAAACAAAGTTGCACCACATATCATGATAAGATGTATTATACTACACCAATTGGATACAATGTGACAATTGAGTATGATGGAGAATTGCGTACAGTAAAATTGGCTAAAGAACCTGCAATGAGAGTACCAATTAAAGTTGTTAAACGAATTTATGTAATAGAATGAAAGCATATATAAAAGCAGTATTACTGATAGCATTCATTAATGCAGTACATGCAGAAGTGAATGTTGTATCCGATTCTGCTGAGAATGGAACGTATCAAGCAAAAATTCTAACTAAGGAACTTGTGTTTGATAAACAGGATAGACTTGTATCACGGCAAGTGTGCAATAAAATCCAACAGCGGACTCATTATGATAGATTCGATAATTCAATTACCATAGTGACTCCGAATCAAATTTCTTGTAGAATCGTATACGAAAATGAAACTCAAAATGTATTGAGTGGATATTACGTTACTTACGACTATAAAGGAAAAATTATGTCAACAAAATTAAATTATGACCCTGGTGAGTTTATCAAAATTCAACAAGGTCGATAATGTTCTACATATACGGAGCAGAAAATAGTAGGGCTACAGATAAAGCAGAAAATTTATTGCTGGCATCTCACCAACAATATAAAATTTTTCTTATCGGCAAGCACTATACTGTAAATCAATTGCTAAGATTGCATCCAGAAACGAAGCAAATACCTCACGTATATCATGGGCTTAATTATATTGGCGGGCTAAAAGAGTTGTATGACCATCTACATGAATTAACAAAATTGGATAATGATGAAGATGACACTTGACAATCCACCGAGTTGTGAGTATACTAGAAACATTGACAAACGTTATTTTTAACATGGAGAACTTTGATATGACGAATTTTTATTATGCGAGTGCTAATACAAGTGAACAAAAAGCATTTCGGAAGTGGCTTGTTAGCCACCTCAAATTTGGTCCTGTGACTGTTGACTTTCAAAAGAAAGATGGCACAATGCGTACCATGAAATGCACACTAGAAGAATCTGCAATTCCAGTATATGAAAAGAAAACCGAGCGTGTTCGCATCACTTCAACTGATGAGTCTATCTCTGTAGTTGACTTAGAGAAAAACGAATGGCGTTCATTCCGTTACGATTCTATTAAATCTGTATCATTTACATTGGGTGAATAAACTATGAAATTTTCCAAGATTAATCCTGGTGCCGATGCAAAAGCATATGGCATGGAACCTTCTTGGACCAATCAAGCCGAGATGACTAATCTTAGAAGCGAAGAAATTCGTGCATTGAATTGGTATAATTATTTTTGTGACAACAAGCAAGCAAAAACGTTTGTTATCGAATACATGGATAGCATTGATAGACCGAAGGAAGAAATTGCTCTAGTCGCATCAAGTGACGCATCTATTCCAGTGCAACTTGGTTGGGTAGCACGTATGATGTGTATGGGCTACGAACCTTCCGAATCATTCAAGAAATTCTTTGTCAAAGAGTTTAAGAATGTTCTTGAAACTGCAAAGAAAACAAAAGCAAAAGCCAAAACCGCACAGCACATTGCAGTAATAACTGTTAACATTCAAGATCGTATACATGAGAAGGCACTTGAAGAAGTTGGCGAAATTGAGGGGCTTGTGGATGACTTCATTGCTGGTGGATGCAAATCTGCACCAGACATGCAATCATATCTGAAAAGCAAAGACTTATCTTCCGTTGTGCAAAAGCGTATGTGTGAAGTGTTCATTAAACGTTCTAAAGAGTTTGAAGATGCGATGAATACAACCGATGCTGATATCAAAGAAGGTTATTCTAATTTCAGCAAAGTACAATTGCGTAAGATTAAAGAATTTTATGATGCGATTGTTGCAGAAACAAATCGTGGCGCAGAAAAGAAACCTACCCGTAAAGCACGTAAAGTAAAAGAGAAACCAGCAAGTGTAGTTGCCGCCAAAGTGCAATACATGAAAGATTTTGCTGAGTTGAATTTGAAGAGTGTTCTACCCGAAAAGATTATTGGTGCGAATCAAGTGTGGTTGTATAATACCAAAACTAAATTGCTTGGCATGTACAATGCAGATAACGCAAAAGGTTTGACGATCAAAGGTACGACAATTCAAAACTTTAATGTTGAAACGTCCATTGGCAAACGTTTGCGTAAGCCTGAAGTGACTGTTAAGCAAGTACTTGATGGTGGCAAGATTGTGTTGAAAAAACTCCTAGATGGTTTGTCTACCAAACCTAGCGAGTTGACAGGACGTATTAATTCTGATACAATCATTGTTAGAGTATTAAATTAAAGGAATACATTATGGCAATCGTTACTACAAGTGAAGTGCATGATCGTGTTAAGCATGTTGAGGCACTTAAAGATGAAATTGAAATCTTAAAAAGCCGAATAGAAGACCATGATACTGGACACATTCATACCGCAATCTCGGTACTTGAATCCCGAGTTAAAGAACTATCTGCTTGGATTGTTCAGAACTATTGAGAATATAAAATGATTTTGATTGACTTGAATCAGGTAATGATTTCCAATCTGATGATGCAGATTGGTTCTAATGCATCAACACCGTTAGATGAAAATCTAATTCGTCACATGGTGCTTAACAGCATTCGAATGTACAATACTAAATTCAAAGAACAGTATGGTGATATTGTTATCTGTAGCGATGACAAGAAGTATTGGCGCAGAGACTTCTTTCCTTACTACAAAGCAGGACGTAAGAAAGACAGAGAAGCATCTCCGTTTGATTGGAATCTAATTTTTGAAACGCTAAACAGAGTGCGTGATGAAATCAAGGAACACTTACCATATAAAGTTATCCAAGTTGATAAAACAGAAGCCGATGACATTATCGGCACACTCTGCCACAAGTTCGGAACACAACTTAAAAATGATGCGACTGAAAAAATTCTTATTCTCTCTAGTGATAAAGACTTTATGCAATTGCAAAAGTTTGTCAATGTGGAACAATACAGCCCGATGGGCAAGAAATTCCTACGCACAAATAGCGCAGACAAATTCCTAAAAGAACACATTCTTAAGGGTGATCGAAGTGATGGCATTCCTAACTTCTTGTCTTCCGATGATACGTTTGTCGCAGAAAGCCGCCAGAAACCTGTAACTGAAAAAAAACTAAATAGTTGGCTAGAACAAGAACCTGAGACTTTTTGTGATGAAATTATGCTGAGAAACTATAAACGTAATGAAATGCTTATTGATCTCTCTAAAATTCCACAAGAAATTCAGGACAAAATTCTAGAACATTATGACTCCGCTAATGAAAATAGCAGGGACAAGATTTTTAATTACTTTATCAAGTATCGTTTGAAGATGCTGATGGAACACATACAGGAATTTTAACATGGCTATTAATGTTGATAAAATGACTTTGCCCGAAATACTTAAACACGTATCCGATTTATCGGCAGGTAAAAGAGTTGATGCGCTGAAACAAATTGGGAATCTACGAAAAGACGTAAAAGTTCTTTTGTGGTACGTTTATCGCAATGATGTAAAATTTGATTTGCCCGAAGGTGCACCTCCATACAAACCTATGGAAACACCTGACAATTGGGGACACAATAGATTGCCGAAAGAAATGCGTAAGTTTGAATATTTGCTTGCGACATATAACGTCAATACAATTAAACGTGAAAAAATCTTCATTGAAATTTTAGAATCAGTTTCGCCAGAAGAGGCAAAACTCATTCTTCAAATCAAAGACAAGAAATTGTCCTACAAAGGCTTCTCACGCAAACTTGTTGAAGAAGCATTGCCAGAAGTTTTTCTAGGGGAAAAATAAATTCCATGACAAGCAAAAAGTATAACACGTTTCGAGAATTTTATGAGGACGATGATCGTCCAAAAAAGAAATCTAAAAACGTGAGCGAATCACAAAAGCAAAAAGATAAATTCCGTAAGCAAATTCGATTCATTGATCCTAAAAATATTAAAGAGGATGAGTGGGATGAATTTGAAGACTTTGATGATGTAAAATAGCGTTCTAAACCGCCCTCTAGGACGGCTCAAGCCGTCTAATGTACTGACACCCCTCCTTAGCCCTAGAAACCGCCTAAAACCGGTTCTAGGGCGTTGTTTTTTCCCCACAAATATGTTGTATTTGTGCAACACATCAAAAAACCCTTGACTTACCCTCCGAAGCGAGTATACTTGTATCTGTTGAGTGAGAAAACTAAAGGAAACAAAATGATTGACGGTTTTAACGAATATCTGGAATGCATCAAGGCTGACTACATTAAGTGGCAAGGTGCAACACCTACTGAAACCCAAAAGGCAATGGCGCAAGATTTTTGCGATAGCCTGTCATTTGAAGTTGGTCGCAGTTACATCAAAGTAATTACTGGTCGCAAAGGTAGCGGTCGTTCCGTGCATTCGTTTGTTTGTCTCCGTGACATGGGCAAATTCACTAAAGGCGACATTTTGAAAGCCGCTGGATGGGCAAGTCCCGCTAAGAATTTTGCCCGTGGAAACACGATGGCACGGACTTTTCAGAATGTTCGTTGGATGGGAGCAATGTGAATACCAAAGTATTCAGTTGCATAAAAACAACAGAATTGAAAATAGTTGTTGACATATGTACCCATTGTGGTATACTAGAGTCTAGAGATTGAGAAAAGAAAAGGAAATTTGAAATGCGTACTAAAACCTACATCCAAGGCTTCAAAAATTCACAGAAAATTCGTGTGATGTTTGACGGAATTGGTGTCTACACCACCGTTGCTGGTGTGTCTAGTGTGTTTGCTACATACACTCATTCACAAGCGGCCAATGATGCTCTGTTGCGTTTGTCTTACATGCGTTACATGGCACAAAAAGATGGTGCGTTGGTTCCCACTGGTGTTGGTATGACAAGTTACAATACCTCGCAAGTTGGTACGCAAGTTCAAGTTGATTTGATTTAAGGAAATAAAATGACTACATTATCACATGATATCTCTTACGGAATGTTTAGCGAAGTTGGTAACTTAGCCGTTCATGGTGTTGTTGTTGCCGCAGTAACAATGAACCTGACATGGCCAGAAACTTACAAGTGTCTCAACATGTTAGCCAAAAATGATTACAGCAAATTTGGTGAAGCAATGGACACAGATGTTCGGGAATGTGTCTACAATACTTGTGGTTTTACTTCTGACTTTTATGGTGCTTAATATGATTACATACAAATTTTATGTTGGTAAAGATGTTTATGAATTCACCGCAGAGTCTAAACTGAATGCGATGGAAATGTGCAATCGTCAAGTGATTGATAAATTAGATTTGCATCCTATGGCTTGGTTTGATGCTGGCCAGAATGCATTTTCGTGTCAGTCTGGCAACTTTTTTGATTAAGGAAATAAAATGAAAATCGAAACAGCAATTGGTATTCTGAATAAAGAACGTGAATTTTTAGGCTTGGGTTTCTTGGAGTTGTTGCAAGATATCCAACGTGAAGGTAAGATGGTTTACTCTGAAAAGACTATGGAAGCATTCGAGCGGTTCATGGTTGACGGCCGCAAGATGTTTGCAACTGTTGCAGAATAACAACACTATCAAAAATAGTTGTTGACTTACCCTCCGAACCGTGTATAATTAATTCTGTTGAGTTGATAAAGGACATTGAAATGAGAACAGCAAACGAACAAACCCTCTGGGAAATCCAAGCATACGGTGCTAAGAAATCCGAAATTCTTGAGTCCGTTACGGATTCAATCAGTTTCAAATTTTCTGGTCCTGGTATGGTGATTGCAAGTTACCTTTCTGATGCACAGGAAGTGATGCAGTCGGGTAGTGAACGTGCGTTGAATGATGCAAGGCAGTATATCAATATTGCCAAAATGTTGATGATGGAATTTGAATTAGGTTTTAAGGAGAGATAATATGACTAATTTTATTAATGTTGCAGATATGATTGCCGCTTTGTCCGCTTTGCCAGCCGATGCTCGGTTGGTTGTGACACAGACTGGTTATTATTGTTATGACGATTTTGCGGATTGTTTTTTGCCACGGCCTGCTGGCGATGACAACGATGGTGCTCCATTGTTCGCAATAGGTCATTCACACCAAAGTTATTAAAGGACTAAATATATGATGATAGTTATCCGCACTCAGTACCACGAAAATTATGGCGCACATGATTGGGATGGTGTGGGTGAGTGTCCTCAGTATTGGAAAGCAAAAGGCGGTTCCGAGTATAAGATACTTGACGTTCCGCTTAACATAGACTATAATGAGTTTGTGAAGTTCACCTTGACTGGCATTGAAACAGATACAGATTATTCCAGCGAGTACATGACTGATTGGTCTATGGAAAGTGATGATTACCTTTCATGGTTTGAGAGGTCTCAGTTACAGTTTGATGGTGCTATCACTAGCAAAGAACCCACAATGACGTATCAGGAAGTTTTGGATAAACAAAAGGAACTAGCATGAGTAGGATGAGCGAGTTGGCTATGGAGATTGAACAATTGTATACACAAGGATACAATGAATTCACGATTGCAACAATGCTTAGTATACCAGTAGAATTGGTAGATGATTTTGTTGCAAGTTTTATGGATGTAGAGTATAATGAAAGCATGGACGGAGATTTTGATTCCGCTATGGCTTCAGCAGGAATGGGAACAAATGAGGACTATGGTGATTACGGTGAAAGTTTGTAGATCAAAGCCACGTAATATGGTAGCAAAGGACTTGCGTAGCCCTAAGTATCGTATGCGTGTGGTTGAAGACAAACGTAAGAGAGAACCAAAGCACAAGGAACAATATGTATATTGAAGGCATGGGTCCGAGACAATCTATTGCCGTAGAAGTTTTGGACACAATTCGTTTTGGTGCTTTGGATAAGATCAAAGGCGCAAACGGATATGCAAAGAAAAAACTTGACAGAGGTGATGGTTATGTGATACCATTTGGGTTGAACAAAAATTGTTATGGTGCAGTTGTTGTGAAATCACCGAAGAATATTGAAGTGAAGTTGTCAATTAATAACAAACGATCTTCAGTATATTTTAAAAAGTGTTATGATGTAAAACGTTTTCTTGTAAGGAAATTTGTAGAATGAATATCAATAAACCGCATCCAAATATTGCGATTCGAACAAACATTAGTGTTGATTTGAGTGCTAATCAATGGAATTTAAAAACAGATGAGTTTCCAAGAATCGTAATTGAAAAGGTTGCGTCATTCTTGAATAAGCGAGTGATGTATGAATACAATAAAGGCGAGCCGAAAGAAATGTTAGTTCAAGGCGTAATGTCACTAGCAGATCAATTTAAGATTTATGGTGCGACAAGCAAAGAAACAAAAAAAGTTCTTGACAATTTGCTCGAACAAGTGTATAATTGAAAGAAAAAGGATATATAATGAATGAGGTCGAAAAAGAAGTATTGCTGATTGCACAGGAAGAATGTGCGGAAGTGACACAAGCGATTAGCAAAGTTTTTCGATTTGGCATTGATGCAGTTCATTTGGATCGCACCAATCGGCAAAGGTTAACAGAAGAAGTTGGAGATTTGTTTTGCATGATTCAATTGATGATTGAAAATAAAATCATCAACATTGATGAAGTAGAACAGGCTTCACAAAACAAACGTAAGAAATTACAAACGTGGTCAGACATTTTTACTAAAGAGAAAATTTAATGAAACTATTATCGGTACAGTCAAAGACGAATTATATGCCATCAAGTTGGCAGGGTAATTCTCGCTTTGAGATTGCCGATTGCCACACACCTGGAATGGGGGCTTGCACCTGAGGACCAAAAACCTTAAATGCAAACAAAAGCCCCCTAGCCTAAAAAACTAGGGGATTTTTATTTGTGTTTACAAAAAACAACAGTACCAAAAAATATTGTTGACATGGATAGCGTATCGTGTTATACTCTATTCATAGATTGAGAAATCAATCAAATGTTCTTTAACAATTTGCCTGTCAAATGCTCGGTTCGTCTATCGGTTAGGACGCTGGCCTTTCACGCCGGAAAGAGGGGTTCGATTCCCCTACCGAGTACCATTTGTTTTGCTGACGTAAGCCATGAGGTAAACGTCAACCTTGAGTAACTCTGTCAATAAACGGTAGTGTGGCCACCAATTCCGTTGAGGCTTTGCAAATAGTGCGTCAGCAAAACAAATGGTAGAATTAGATACGTAGGTGTGTCGCCGAATGGTTAGGCTACGGATTGCAAATCCGTTTCATGCAGGTTCGAGTCCTGTCACCTATTCCAAACAAAGGAGAGTTGGGTGAGTGGTTAAACCAGCGGTTTGCTAAACCGTCATTGCGAAAGCGATGCATCAGTTCGAATCTGATACTCTCCGCCAAGATTGGTCTTAAAGTGTTCATGGACGCACGATGGCTTGTCACGCCATAAGAGTGGGGATCGTTACCCCCTAAGACCGCCAGATTTTATATAAATATATGACGATTTATAATTTTAAGAAATGAATAATATGATACGTACTATAAAAGAATTGACTGATAAGTTTTTTGAATTTTTGATTGACGATCCAGTTCGCCCAAACATTCCTCACGTTGATAGAATCGGAAAGAACAGAGATATCTTTGTGTTCCGCAATGAACAAGATGAAGTGAAAGCAATGACATGTGTTAGTTATCAAAACATGATTCCAACAAAAGAATCTGAGTTGTTTGAGATTTGTGATACGCCAGATGTTGCTGTATTCTATACGATATGGAGTTACGCACCAGGAGCAGGTCGCACATTGATATTTGAAGCGGTAAAATCTATCAAAGAAAACAATCCAGACATTAAACGATTTGTGACACTATCACCAAAGACTGATTTAGCCAAAAGGTTTCATACACGTAATGGTGCAATAGTGTTTAGAGAAAACGAAGATACAGTTAATTACGAGTATCTACAAGTTATAAAGTAATATCGCAGGTAGGTCAAGGACCCGCATGGTCTCATAAGCCATAGCGAGAGTGGAGCGTTACCACTACCTGCAACCAAACCCGCTGGAGTAACGTCTGGCTACTGTGACACGCAGGAAGTGAAGTGAGTTCGTTACTCAAGTGTGGTACTACTCTTACCAAAGTAGCGTTGGCAATACGAGAGTTTTCTCTGGTCGGGGAGCGGGTGGAGGGTACGTGGTATGAGTGTCTGGTAAAACAGACGTCCTCAGAGTCCATTAGTACTATAATTACCGCCGCAGAGAGAAAGCATTTATTCCGAGAAACCCGAGCAAGGTGCATGGGCGTGACTGTTAATCACTGGTTAGAAGAGTTCGATTCTCTTACTCGGAGCCAAACAACGGAGAATGAGAAGCATTGGCGACTTCAGCAGACTGTAAATCTGTCACCTTAAGGTATACGGGGTTCGAATCCCTGATTCTCCACCAATCGGTTCAGTAGCACAGCGGTAGTGCAACTCCTTCATACGGAGTAGGTCGTTGGCTCGAATCCAACCTGAACCACCAATATGGGGGCATAACTTAACGGCTAAAGTAGTAGGCTTTTAACCTATTAATCCGAGTTCGATTCTCGGTGCCCCTACCAATTTTTATGGTGTCTATGATGTAGTGGTAGCATTAGGGATTGTGATTCCCTCCGTATGAGTTCGATCCTCATTAGACACCCCACAAAGGAGTAATATATGCCATCAGTATTTTTAGTTAGTGACACACACTTTGGTCACACTGGTGTGTGTAGATTCATGCGTAATGATGGTGTGACAAAACTACGTCCATGGGATAATGCAGATGAGATGGATGAAGAAATGGTTAGGCGCTGGAATGATAGAGTTCGCCCTAACGATAAAGTTTATCATCTAGGCGATGTTGTTATCAATCGTAAAAGTCTAGGCATTATGAGTAGGCTAAATGGTGACAAAGTTTTAATTCGTGGTAATCACGATATTTTTCGTGATGATGAGTATAGAAAATATTTTAGAGAGTTACGTGCTTATCATGTAATGAACGGAATGATTCTTTCTCACATTCCTATTCACGTAGACAGTCTTGGAAGATTCGGTGTGAACATTCATGGGCATCTACATTCTAACAGAGTGATGATGCAACCAGTAGGTAAGTATGGTGTTCCAGTTCCCGATCCAAGATACTATTGTGTATGTGTAGAACAAACAGATTACACGCCAATTCTTTTTGAAGACGTTATCAAACGCATCAAAGAAGAAGGTGGTGTAGTAGGATTTAAGAACGGAAATGGTTCTGCCGATTGAGCAAGTGTGGTCATTGCGCTGGTTTGAAAAACCAGAGAATCAGGATCGTAACCTGAAGTCGGTACCAAATATGCCCGGTTAGTTAAATGGTATAACAAACGCTTGATAAGCGTTAATCAGAGGATCGATACCTCTACTGGGTACCAAGTATATTGCCCCGATGGTGGAATGGTAGACACGCTGGTCTTAGAAGCCAGTGCCTAGTGCGTGAGAGTTCAAGTCTCTCTTGGGGCACCAATTACCCGATTAGTGAAATGAATATCACACCTTGCTACGAACGAGGAGTTGGAGGTTTGATTCCTTCATTGGGTGCCAATTAATGGAAGCGTGGTCGAGTCAGGTTTATGGCAACAGTCTTGAAAACTGTCGATCCGAAAGGGTCCGTGAGTTCGAATCTCACCGCTTCCACCAAATGTTGGGGGTTAGTTAAATGGTATAACCACGGATTTTGATTCCGTTGTCACAAGTTCGATTCTTGTACCCTCTGCCAATAGATATATAAAGTATGAGCCCCTTTAGTATAATGGTATTACGCCTGTTTTGTAATCAGGTTACGGCAGTTCGATTCTGTCAAGGGGCACCAATAACGCCTTGTTAACTCAGCGGTAGAGTAACTCCTTTACACGGAGAAGGTCGGCAGTTCGATCCTGTCACAAGGTACCAGAAAGTAAATATGAAAAAAATACTATATTGCATACTCACAGTTTTTATGTGTATGAATGCAAATGCAATAACAGTTTACGCACATAACATAACAAAAGATATTCCAATAGTTGACTCTGAAATTTATGATGTAAAACCAATTGCAAGTATTACGAAATTGATGACTGCTATTGTTATCATGGAGAGTGGACTGCCATTGGATGAGAAAGTTACATATAGGGGAATGTTTTTCTCTAGCAAAAAATTTACTAGAGAAGAATTGTTGAATTTGTTATTAGTTAAAAGTGACAACAAGGCAGCCGATGCATTAGCAGATAGCAATCATGGTAAAGCATGGTTCGTATATCAAATGAATCGTAAAGCAGAAATGTTAGGAATGGTTAATACAAAGTTTGATGACCCATCTGGATTGAGTCCAAAGAATGTGAGTAATGCAGTTGAGTTAGTTACACTACTGAATTATGCGTATAACATTGAGAAGATAAAAGAAATTGCATCATTGCGTGAATATGATCTTCATGTGTATGATAAAAAGAATAGAGAGCGATTGATTGAAATCAATAGCACAAATAAAAATTTGTTATCTAAATTTGATGTGATTGAAATGTCCAAGACCGGAACAACAAATCTTGCTGGTAAATGCGTTGTGATGATTGTACATAAAAGAGAAGACAGATTTGCAATTGTTGTTCTTGGCGGCAAAACAAGAAATGACGTAGACAGTCTGGTAAAGAATATAATCAATTTGCTTTGACATTGATAGCAGATTGATGTATAATAGAGAAAACTCGGTGTGGTGAAATGGTATCATTCGTGGTTTGGGACCATGAGGCGCAAGTTCGATTCTTGCCATCGAGACCAATTTATTTTGTGGGGAATTTATGCAATATACGAACATATTTACAACATTTTTAGCGGTGGATCAATTATCATTGGACAATGAGTCAATTGTTAATTTTTGTCGTAAAAATCTTATCACAGAAAAAAATCGTATGTCGGATCATCAATCTTGGATAAGACAAGAAAATGTTAGTGGTGTTATCAAAGACTTATTCGATCATGTTGAAAATAAATTTAATGAAGTATACAAACGATATGGATTTAGTGATGAATATTTTTTAAAAATTAGAGAGGCTTGGTGTACAATAAATAATTGTTATGTAACAAGCAAACCTCATACACATCCAACTTCTTTTTTTAGTGCGGTTTATTATCCAATAGGAAAAAAAGAATTTGGAACTATAGAATTTACAACACCAAATGCGGCCGCATTGCATTCTTATTCCGACGAAATTATTAGTAGTTATAATGAATTCAACAGCAGTATATTTGTTGTAGCACCTAACGCAGGAACACTTTTGATTTTTCCTAGTTGGCTAATGCATTATGTAAATGAAAATCGTAGTGATGAAGATAGATTGAGTATTGCAATTAATTGTCATTACGTTAAGAAAGATATTTAAGGGGGTGTAGTGCTAATGGGAACACATCTGGTTTGCAACCAGAAATTGAGAGTTCGATTCTCTCCATCTCCACCAATTGCGGGATTAGTTTAGTGGTAAAACGGCAGTCTTCCAAACTTCAGTTATGAGTTCGATTCTCATATCCCGCTCCAATTTATTCCGACCTTCGTTCAACGGATAGGACATGATTCTTCTAAAGTCATTATGGGGGTTCGATTCCCTCAGGTCGGGCCATAATTATGAATGATTATATTGTAGTTGATAACATTTTATCTGATCCAGATCAATTAGTCGCACTTTCAAGGATTGCAACTTATTATACATTTGAAGACAGGATTATTGATGGAGTTCAAATTGACTCCAATGAACCTTCACGGCCGCCTGCAATGTGGCGTGGATATCGTTCTACGGATATCAGTAAGACTCAAATTGATACATTGAAACAAATAGTATCAAAGTCAGTTAAATTCGATTACACAAAGGCAAGTGCATATCTTGCAATCATTCCAGAATTTGCTAATTATGATATACCAGTTCGGCATTGGTGGCACACAGATCAATGTTCTTGTGCTGGTGTGATCTATCTAAATAAAACACCTGAACCTAATAGTGGAACGATTTTGGTTTCAAATGGTAAAGAAATTGTAGTTGAAAATAAATTTAACCGACTTGTGCTATATAAGAATATACTTCATCGTCCACAAAGATTTTTTGGAACTACAATTGAAGATTCCCGATTAACATTTACATTTTTCGTTTGATATGGAAACAATAGACTTTGATATATTCCCAACTTTGGTTAGATGGCACAGAGGTGTCATTGAAGAACAGCGCCGAAAAGATATATTTGAATATATAATGGCAAAACCACACGGCACTTCACACGACACTTTAACTGGAAACGTTAGGACAAGTTATCTTGAAGAAACATTATTCATTCAAGAATTAGAAAAAAATATTCCAAGTTGTCATGGGCTGTATGAATTTCTTGAAAATGGCATTAATGAATACGCAGAAAAATTTGGAATGTATCGATTGGCTATCACAAATTCATGGTATGCAATACAGCATGAAGGTAGCGTTTTAAAACAACATTATCATCCAGATAGTTGGGCATCAGCCGCTATATACATTAATGTTGATGAGGATAGTACAGGTATAACATTTGATGCGCCATTGAATCAAATAAAATGTTTAACACCAACTAAAATCAAAACAATGTATACTGTCGATCTTTGGACTATTAAAGTTGGTGCGGGAGATATTTTATTCTTTCCTAGTTGGTTAAAGCATGGGTCAAACTATGAACAAAATCAAACTAAGAATAGAGTGATTATTAGTTTTAATACGATGAAAAAAGTTGAATAATTATAAAATTCGTTAAGGAGAAATAATGCATAGTGTAAAAGAAATCATAAAGAAAAAAGTTGCAGTTATTGGAACTGGTAGTGCTGGCATTCAGTCATTATCTTTTTTTCTTGCTTGGCTTGATGGGCTTGAATTTGAGGTTGTGTCAATTCATGATCCATCTATTCCTATTGTAGGAATTGGTGAGAGTACAAATCCAACATTCATTACTGCGCTTGAATATGGTACACGATTTAATTTGTATGATAATTTAGAAGAATTAGACGCAACATTAAAACTAACAACAAAATTTGAAAATTGGCGTGAACACGACTTTCACAATCCATTAATTAATGGTAGTGCGGCGATTCATTTTAATACATTTAAACTTAGAGAATTTGCAATACCTAGACTCAAAAAAGTTTGGCGTGAAAAATTTAAAGAAGTAGTTGGTACAGTCGATTCAATGACGGAGCATGATGATAAAGTCACTATGGTTATCGATGGTGAAGAACACAATTACGATTTTGTTGTAGATTGTCGTGGGTTTCCAAAATCATATGAAGATTACAGTTTGATGCCCGTTCAAACAGTCAATCATTGCCTTGTTCATAATGTTCAAGAGGATGATAAAGAAGGATGGAAATATACATTACATAGAGCGACACCGGATGGATGGATGTTTGGTGTGCCATTAACCAATAGAAAAAGTTATGGATATCTTTTTAATGATACAATAACAACGAAAGAAGAAGCACTTCAAAATTTCTCTAAAGAGATTGGTGTTCCTGTAGAAGAGTTGCAAAATATTGAATACAAATTCAATTCATATCGTGCTAAACAAATTATTGGTAAAAGAATTTTTAAGAATGGTAATCGTGCTGTATTTTTCGAACCGCTATTTGCAAATTCACTACACTTATATGACACAATCAATCGTGCAATTGTTGGGTATATTGCATATGGTGGATCAAAAGAAGGAGCAAATGCGGTAATATCTGCTGAAATTAATAATGTTGCTACTGTTATCGCATACATGTATCGTGATGGCAGTATTCACGATACACCATTCTGGAATGGAATTAAAGAACCAGCGCAAAAAATCTTAGAAGAAAGTGATGCGTTTCATGATTTCATTCATGCAATGCGTTTTGGTGACTCAAGAAATTACTACAGATCGCTAAGTTTTGTTTTCAACGAAAAGAATTTTAAAATCATGGATTCTGATACACACTTCGGCTATGGATTTTTCGATAAAATTACCTTACACCAACTGCAAGAGTTGAGGCTTCAAATCGCAAATGATGGTAGTTGAGTGAGTATGGCGAAATAGGTAGACGCAAGAGACTTAAAATCTCTCGCCGCAAGGCATGCCGGTTCGATTCCGGCTACTCATACCAATTGGGCTTATAGCATAAAGGTAGTGCCGTCAACTCATAATTGATAAGGTAGTGGTTCGAATCCACTTAAGCCCACCAATATCTCGCTAGTGTAAAGGCAACATAGCGGTCTCCAAAACCGTTGATCGGGGTTCGAATCCCTGGCGGGATGCCATAAATAACTTGACAGGCAATTGTTATTGTGCAATAATGTAGTCATGACTTAGGAAATATTGTGGCAAAATTAAATTTAGAAGAAGTAAAAGAGTTCATTGAAAAACAGACGCCTGAGACTAAAATCTATTTGGGGTGCGATTCTGAAAGATTGCGTGTTGATGGTGTTTGGTACGCAGACTACATACTTGCAATCGTTGTTCATATCGATGGTAAACATGGATGTAAACTTTTTGGTGAAGTGATACGTGAAAAAGATTTTGATAAAAAAGTTAGTAAACCACGCTATCGTTTAATGAACGAAGCATATAAACTTTCGGAGTTATACTTGAAACTTTTTGACGTATTAGAAGATAGAGAAGTTGAAGTTCATTTGGATATTAATCCGAATGAAATGTTTGGTTCTTCATGTGTTCTTCAAGAAGCAATTGGTTACATTCGTGGAACATGTAATGTAATTCCTATGGTGAAACCAAAAGCGTTTGCCGCATCATATGCCGCAGATAGACTTAAAGGATTGAAAATTGCTTGAATTGATAAAGTATAGGGATGCACAAATGGCAACCTATACTTATTTTTGGATGCAAAACACTCGAATTATTGGTCCATATTTTGATAATGAACAGGATGCTATATCATGGTTAAGGCAAAACTTTCCCTCGCAATACTTGCAATACTCGGAGGACTCTCGGCAAATGCGACAGTCGTAGGAAATGGTGAGTATCGTTTCGGTCCAGAAACAGCAGAAAACATTGCATGTAGTCTAGCAGAAGAACGTGCTAAGAAAGATGCTATTGAGAAATTTGTTGGTGAACTAATTGAACATTCAACAAACGAAATTTGTAAGGATGAGTATTGTACATCGTATCGAAAATACTTTTCGGAGACAAGCGGCGAAGTCAAAAACGTCATTAGCAAGAATCGTTACACAGCACCACAACATAAGCAAACAATTTGTTTTGTTGACATTGTTGCAGATGTAGAAAAGGTCACAAATCAAATTCAATTCAAAGTAGACGGCAAAACAGAGTACAAACATGGTGATAGATTTGCATTCAATGCTGTTATCAATCGTGCTGGTAAACTTGCGGTATTCAACATGACAGGCAATGAATACCGACTAATACACCAGTACTCTGTTAAATTGCCAAACAAAGAATTTACTTTGCCAACGGCAAATCAAAAGTTCGAAGCATTATTGCCAATAACAAAACAACAATCAAAAGAAGTTCTAGTGTTTTTGTTTACCGAAGATAACTTGACATTTCAACCGAAGTATAGTACACTTGAGTTTGATCAGTTGGTAATGAGTCTTCCTTTCTTAGGAAGGAAACTTGTAAATCATCAAATTAACATTATGAGGTAAGTATGAAGTCTCTTTTTATTATGGGTGTACTGATAGTCTTAACTGGCTGTGGTACTGTGGGTGGCACTTTGCAAGGTGCTGGACAAGACTTGAATCAAGCAGGTCAATACATTAAGAATGTGGGAAAATAAATCATGGAAAAATTACTCTGTTATATTGTGGTGCCGTTTGTAATTTCATTAAGCGCATGTAGTACTATCAAAGATGGTCCGAGTGTGAGTGAAACAAAAATGTTTAGTAATGAAGTTGACTATCCTAAGTGGTATGCTGATGCACCAAAGAAAGATGATTCTGCTATCTATGGTGTTGGTACTGAATACTCAAACGATTTTCAGTTCTCTGTAGACAAAGCAATGTTGTCTGCTAAACGTGAACTTGCATCTAACTATTCTTCATACACTAGTGCTATGATGAAAGACTTTGCAGTTGAATCTGGTGTGTTAGGTAAAGGTGTTGCTAATGCTGACATTGAACGTACTACACGATTGATTGTTTCTAAAGTAAATTTAGTTGGTGTACAACGTGTTAACTTTATGACAGTAAAAGAAGGTAGTGGCTTTCGTACATTCGTTAGACTGCGTTTCTCTGCTGACGAATCAAACAAGATCATGCTTGCTGAAGTACAACGTAACGCCGCACTCTATGCTCAGTTACGTGCATCTAAATCTTTTCGTGAGTTAGATAAACAAACAGATAAGATTGAAACACAAAAGATTAGCGAATTAAATGCAATGAAGGTAGACTAATGAAAGTTGCAATTACATCAGATATACACTTGGAATTTGGAGACTGGTATCCAGTCAATCCTGAGAATGCTGACGTTCTCATTCTAAGTGGTGATATTATGACTGCCAATGAAGTTGAAAACGCAGTTGGTGATCCCAATCAAACCATAGAATACAAAGGACATAGGTTCATTGAATTCTTGAAAAATTGTGTTAAAGAATATAAACATGTTCTTTATATTATGGGTAATCACGAACACTATAATGGAGACTTTGCAACAACTGCAACTATCCTAGGTAGTGCATGTCACGATATTGGTGTAAAGTTTCTTGACAAATCACATGTGACTATTGATGACGTTACTTTCATTGGCGGAACACTTTGGACAGATATGAACAAAGAAGATGGACTTACTCTGTATAATATCAAAGGTATTATGAATGACTTCCGTTGTGTTACAAACAGCAATCGTATTCATACAAAAACAAGACCGCCACGTTTTACACCAGAAGATTCAGTTGAAGATCATAGAAAAATGCTTGAGTACATTCGATTGATGATTTCTTTGATGGGTAAATCTAACAAGTATGTTGTTGTTGGGCATCATGCACCTAGCAAACAATCTACTCATCCACGTTATAAACATGAGACTATGATGAATGGTGCATACTCTAGCGATTTAAATGATTTTATTTTAGATCATCCTGAAATTAAACTGTGGACGCATGGGCATACGCATGAAGTGTTTGATTACATGATTGGTAGTACTAGAGTTGTTTGCAATCCAAGAGGCTACGTTAACTACGAACGTGAAAGCAATGATAAAGAACCATATTTTGCAAAGGTGATTGAAGTATGATTAAAATCGAAAATTTGACAGAACATCAAGTTGAATTGCTAGATGCTATGTGGTCAATCGATAAAGAAGATGAATATCTTGAGTGGTATGAATCTTTAACTGATGGTGATAAAAGAATGAGTGATGTGCTAATGAAATTGATCTTACATGAATTGATTGATGAATCAATGATTAGTGAGTTTTCGGATGCAAAAAAAGTTCTTAGGAAATTTATGTTATGAACAAAGTTATTCGTGATGGAAAAGTTGCAGTACTTGTATCTCCAGGATTTGGTGCTGGTTGGTCAACATGGAATTCTAATTCAGAATTGTTGTTTGATCCAACTATTGTAGAGATGATTGAAGACGGAACAAATTCTGAAACAATTACACAATATTGCGAAGCCAAATATCCAGACACATACTGTGGTGGTGCAGGTGATTTAAAAGTTCAATGGTTGCCTGTCGGTACTGCTTTTCGTATTCACGAATATGATGGTGCTGAATCTGTAGAAATTCGTGATGATATTGATTGGATCACAGCATGATAAATTTTGCATTTGGTATTGCGTTTGGAATCTTTCTTGCAACTGCTGGTACAACTGGCATTGCAAAATTGATTGATAAATCGGTAAATAATTTTCAAGGCGTTATTAAAGAATCGGTGCAAGAACAACCTGCACCAAAACCTATTAAACTGGAGTCAATATGAAACATTGGGCTGAACTAACTGAACTGGAATCTGCAATCATCCGAGTTGGGGAGTTTAAAAATCTCTTTAAACTTCTTGTTGCTGGCGCAGAGAATGATGTAGATATGAAAGTGGTGCAATCTGCAATCTATACACTTGAAGGTATGATTGACGATATCGATTCTACATTGTATGAAAAATTTCAAACTGTATTTGATGCAGTTAGGGATGAAAAAAATGAAGTTAAATATGATTTTAGCGCAATGAGTACAATGAATAATTATCAACCACCAACTTATACAACCGCTCCATTAGATTTGGGTGGAAGTACAACATCATACGCATATGATAAAACAACCGATGAGGAAGAGGAAGCATTCCGAAACTTGGATAAAGCACTTCGCAGTTGGCATCAGAAGACAGTATAGGGCGGCTTTTGGGCGGCTCTTCGTCCTAGACTGTACTCAGACCCCTCCTAGACTAGAAAAACCGCCCAAAAGGCGGTTTTTTGCGTTGTTTTTTTGCAACACCTATTGTTGTTTTTACCCCACAGCAAAAATAACCCTTGACTTACGTTCGGAACGGTGTACAATAGATTCTGTTGAGTGAGAAAACAAAAGGAAATTTTATGAAACTTCTATCTACTGGAAACCCCAAAGTTCTTAAAGGAATGTCACAAGGTTACAATACCTACATTCTGCACCTTGCGCCAGCAGATTTGAGTGGCTATGAAACTTGCGCCAAGCGTACCGCTGGTTGTACTGCCGCTTGTTTGAACCTCGCTGGTCGTGGCGGTATGTTTAAGCGTGGCGAAACCACTAACGTTATTCAACAAGCCCGCATTCGCAAAACCAAAATGTTTTTCGAAGACCGTATTCAATTTATGAACCTGCTGGTTGCCGATATTGAATTAGCAATTAAGCAAAGCAAACGGATGAACCTGATTCCTGTATTCCGTTTGAATGGTACTTCCGACCTTGCGTTTGAAAAGTATGAAGTTGTCCGTAACGGTCAATTGTTTCGTAACATGTTCACCGCTTTTCCTGAAGTCCAATTCTATGACTACACCAAGATTCTTGGTCGTAAAATTGTTGATATCGCTAACTACCATTTGACATTTTCTGCCGCTGACGGCAATGATGTTGATGTTGCAAAAGCAATTCAACAAGGTTATAATGTTGCTACCGTGTTTGGTATTAAGAAAACTTTGCCAATGCCTGAGACTTATATGGGTATGCCAGTTTTCAATGGTGACGAATCCGATTTGCGTTTCCTTGATCCTAAAGGTGTTGTTGTTGGTTTGTATGCAAAAGGCAAAGCAAAAAAAGACACCACTGGTTTTGTAAAGTATCCTACTCTTATATTAATGGCGGCTTAAAATGAATTACACCCTCCTCATGCCAACTGGTAAAGTTTTAGTTTTTGGAATTAAAGAATGTGCTGAAATTTATCGCCGTGCATATGGTGGTGTAATTATGACAGATAAAATTGTAAAGAATATCCTTGAGGGGAAAACTAGCCCTACCGCTAGGCGGACTTGTGTTGCGTAATGTTTTCCCCCTTTTTTTTTGAAGTGAAATAAAATGAAATCTAAAATCTTTGTTATTCAACGTGAAAACGATAAGTATTTTAAACAGAAATTGCCTACGTGGCGAAATGGTTATTGTGAAATTATGCGGAACGTTACTGTAGAACCAGACCCGTATAATGTTTATGATAATTGGGGCACTATTGAAGTATATGGGCAAAAACTTTCTGTTTATGCACACGATTATGAAGGTGAAGAAAAATTGTGGCAAATTTCTGGTGTTGCTAAAACCAACAGATTGGGGGTTTAAAAATGACACCAAATATTATAGTGGATAATTTTTTTGAATCTCCAACACTAGTTAGAGATTATGCTTTAACTTTACCATATGAAAGAAAATCTGGTGAAATAATTCCTGGAGTTAGAACTTCATTTATGAATATACTAGATTCAAAATTTAATGACTTTGTTATCAAAAAAGCATTATCGTTTTTATTCGATTTAAAAGAACACAAAGTAAATTATTATGTCGAAATGATGTTTCAACAATCTTTTGGTAAATATCAAGAAGGTTGGGTGCACCATGATGGTCCAAAATTTGATATCGCTGGTGTAATATATTTAACACCGAATGCACCAATTAATGCTGGAACGTCACTTTATGTTTTAGATGAATTTGCCAATCAAAATAATCTTGGTGAAGATATAAAGCAGAAATTTTACAATGATGAATTAATTGATATTTCAGTCGTAAATAAAAATAGAATTGATCATAATTCATGTTTTATAAAGACGCTAGATGTGTCAAATGTATATAATAGATTATTTTTGTATAATTCACAAACTTTCCATAAAGAAAATATGTTTTTTGGAAGTAATAAAGATGACTGTAGATTAACACTATTATTTTTTATTTCATATATGTCCAATAATAAATCACTAACTCAAAGTTATTATTGATGTTGCTAGAAAACAACAGTCTTGAAAATAGTTGTTGACTTACCTGCCCATTGTGCTATACTAGAATTTGTTCAGTTGAAAAGAGATTAAAATGGAAGTTTATATCGTTAAGAGTTTTGGTCCTGAGAATGGTTGGGTCAATTTGAAGGCATTTGATAATAATGATGCCGCTGTGTATTTTGCTAATACCATTGAAAAGCAAATACCTGATGATATTGAGGATGAATTTGTTGAAATTGAAGTACTTAATGTTAGGAGTTGGAATTAATGCGTGGTTCTATTATAATGCTTGTTAGTTTTCTAATTGTCTTTGGTGCCGTTGGTGGTATTGAAGTGAATCCCGATGCCGACTTGTTGACCCTAATGATGGTTGCGATTGGCGGTCTAATCGGCATGTTGATTGGTGTTAGTGTAATTCGTGAGGATGCATAATGAGCGATATTGAAATTGAAATTAATGAATTGCTGGATACTACAGTTATGCTTTGTGAAGACATTGCGGCGCAAGTTGGTTGTCCAGTTGAATGGGTTGAAGTGATAGTTGAGAAGCGTTGGAACGATACATTGTTTTCCGATGCTGATTTTATGAATGGTTATGATATGGCAAAGGAGAATATGTAATGGGTACTCGGTCTTTAACTTATGTTTATGATTCTAGTGGTGACAATGGTGAATCTGAACCAATCATGTGCATCTATCGTCAATACGATGGATATCCCTCAGGGCACGGACATGAACTTGCTCAGTTTTTGAATTCTAAAACCCTTGTCAATGGCTATGGTGAACAGAATTCAATTGAAGCAAATGGCATGAGTTGTCTTGCCGCACAATTAGTTGTTCAGTTAAAACACGGTGTTGGTGGAATTTATATTCACGCACCTGTGCTTGGTCGTGACTACAGCCAAGACTATGAATACCATGTGTATGAAGACAAAGTGATTGTGCAGAATTGTGGTTACGGATACGATAGCGGACACAATCAAATTATATTTGATGGTACGTGGGAAGACTTTGCACAATTTTGTTTAGATCCAATTTCTGCGGAGTGAACATGAAGAAAAACTATTCTAAAGTATTGGAATTTTTATACGAATTGGAAGATAGAGTTGCCGATCAAAGGACTAAACCCAAAGATGATTGGGATAAAGGATACAATATGGCTTGTTCAAATATCGGCGTAGATATTCGTGCATGTATTGAAAACATTCAAGAACTATTTGGAGTGGTAGATCAATGACAGGCTTTCAAAGCAAACGACTAATGGCACAAGATAGATTCAAAGTCTATTGTGAATGGTGCCACGATTGGCATTACACCGATGAAGTTGATATTCTAGATGTTGAAGAAGACATTGAAGGCCGTGATGTAGCGCATTTTGAATGCGGACAACCACCTTCATGGAACGAAGACATTTCACGTTACGATGGTACCTCCTCACTTGTTTATAAGGAATAAATTATGTTACTCGCAAAACCAAAAATTATGAATTTAATGTTCTCAAAAGAATTTGAGACATTTGACCAATGCAAAGAATATCTTGAACAATTTACTGGTGAGGAAATGTCAATCAAAGAATGGATTGCAATTGGCAAAATTCTTCAAGTGAACGAAGATGGTTCTACAAGTTTCCCCGAATACTTTTATCCTAAGACAATTAAAGTTAAAGGTGTAAAGCAAACAGTTATGACTAAATTTGACATTGAGGAATTCGCATGAACAAATGTAGTGTTTGTAATTGCTCATTCACCGATGACGAAGGCGGCATACACGGCTACTTTGGTATGCTAAGTGTATCATTCTGCCCAACTTGTTTTAGTTGCATGTGTGATATGGTGAATCAAGTAACACAAGAGTTTGGAGAAGAAGAATGAACCAACGAATTAAAGAACTATTGCAAGAATCCGAAGTTTCTATATCGTCACCCCGTTTGTTTCACGGTTACATTGACATTCATAAATTTGCTGAATTGATTATTCAAGAGTGCCTAAACATTTGCGAAGATATGGGCGACAATGGTAAAGATGGACATTACTGTGCAGATAAAATTGCTAAAACATTTTTGAGGTAGAATATGAGTAAAGGACTTACACTTGACTATGATATTGCAGATAAAATTACTTTGCTGACTATGCAAGACCAATTAAAGTATTTGCAAAAAGAACTTGAAGATTTTAAAGAAGGAAAATGGTTGCATCCAGAAGATGTTGCAAATAACATTAAACTTATTTCCGCTTTAGAATTGCTGATTCCATATTACGGAGGAACCGTGTGAGTCCAATATTTCGTAATCGATACAATGATGCAAAACGAAATGGCATAAACAAAAGATTTCGTTTCAAAGTTTGGTGTATTCGAACGTTTGGTTTTGTTGTCGGATTTATTACAGGAAGATAATTATGAGCGGCGGACATTTTGATTATAAACAATATGAACTAGGACGTATTGCGGATGAAATTGAGCATATTATCCTAAGTAATGACTTACAAGAAAAAGATGTAAATGGCTCTAGTTTGGGCTGGCATTTTTCACCAGAAACTATTGCAAAATTTAAACTGGCTCATATGACACTTTTATTAGCACAAATTTATGTGCAGAGAATCGACTGGTTGGTTTCTGGAGATGATGGAGAAGACTCTTTCCATAGCCGTTTGGATCACGATATTGACGCCTTAGACCGCCGTTTGGGCGACTCTGATGGTTCGGACGTACTCTAGCATTGACTTATAGCGAAAAACCGCCCAAAGCCGCCCTAATTCTGTCGTTTTTTTGCAACATTACCGAAAAAACACTTGACTTTCGCCGGAAGGTGCGGTATACTAAGGGTGTTGGTTGTGAGATTAAGGACTAATTATGAATATTGATTTGATTAATGTTGAACTTCAAGATGTTGCTTTAACCCAACAACAAGATGAAATCGACTTGACTTACCAAGCATTCCGTGATACAATGAATGCTTACCACGATATGATGACGTATGAATCAGAATCGTATGATGAAGACTGTATTTTTTATGGAGTGAATTGAACATGGCTTATATGAATCAAGAACGCAAAGCGAAAATCAAAGCAAACCTTGACAAGGCGCTGAAAGGCACTGGTGTTAAGTATTCCTTGCGTTGCGATAGTCTTTCTATTACATGCACAATCAAGTCCGCACCTGTTGACTTTATTGCAAACGCAAACGAAACTTGCGGCCGTGACTCTTATCAAGTTGCCCGTGGTTTTCAACCTAATACGACTGGTTACGACCAAGTGAATCATTATTATTATCAGGATCATTACTCTGGTAAGGCAAAAGAATTAATGACCAAAATCGTTACTGCGATTTATTCTGGTGATTATTATGACCGTAGCGATGCGATGACGGACTATTTCGATACCGCTTACTATGCTCATATCAATGTTGGCAAATACGACAAACCTTTTGTGGTTAGTGCTTGACAAACACCCCATGGTGTGTTACCATGTATCTCTTAGTTAACTCTTTTTAAGGAAATTATATTATGACTAAATCTTTGCAATATGTGAAAGTTTTCGAAGCCCTCCAAACCGCTAAAGGTCCGATGACAGTTAGCCAAGTGAAGGCGATTGATGGAATCGTTCCTACTCGACTTTCTACTTATCTGTGGGAAATCAAGAAAAATACGGGCTTCGCTGTCCGTGCAAATCGTGATGGTCGTGCCGTTGTTAGTTATGAACTAGTTGGCAATGGTACTGCACCTGTCGCTAAAGCACCAGTTGCTAAAGTGACAAAACCAGTTGTTACAAAAACACCAGTTGCAAAGGCTCCTACGGCTAAAGCAAAAGCGGTTTCCAAACCTGTGCTTAAACAGGATTCTATTGAAGACGCAATGGCCAATATGGTCAAGCGTAAACCAATTGATGTTTTGGACGAAATCGATACTAGTATTGAAGATTTCGAAGATCGTGAATACGCTAAAGGCTACGTTAGCGGAGCAATGTAACATGGTGACTTATGGATGAAACTACTCTAATTGAATCTTATATATTAGAGGCATGGGATAAAGGCTTGACTGGTATTGACGTAGTTCCATATGTTCAATACATGGCAGGCCTTCCTGCGTTTAAAATTGAACCCGTACTGCAAGCATTAATCACAAGGATGTCAGAATGAAATTATCATTGCATGAGAGATTGACCAAGTATGATTGGTATGTTAGAATTATATCTAATTTCACTCTGATGGAATATTCAGTAATGATTGTAGTTATTATCGCATTGGTGATGGCATGGCTATAGAAACAATTTACCTAGATATGGATGGTGTTCTTTGTTCGTTTGAAAAGCGATACATTGAACTCTTTAACGAAACTCCAGGAACATCTAGAGACAGAAAAGAATTCTCTTCCAATTGGACACAATTTATTGAAGGTAAAAATTTTGCTAGTTTAGATTGGCAAGAAGGCGCACATAAACTCTTACAGTTTGTAGAATCAATTCCAAATGTGACAATTGAAATTCTATCTTCTAGCGGTGGAAATAAATACCATGCTGAAGTGACAATGCAAAAGACTATGTGGTTATGTGAACGTGGCATTCCCTATAAAGTGAATACTGTTCCTGGTCGTGCGTTGAAATCTGCATACGCAAATGCATCTACAATTTTAATTGATGATACTGAAGATGTTGCCGCAGGCTTCTATAAAGCAGGCGGCATTTCAATTCTACATAAAGACGTAGATGAAACAATTCGTAAATTAAATTATTACTGTCCAAATAAATGAATATCTTTTATCTTGATCCTGATCCGTCTACGTGCGCTAAAATGCACTTAGATAAACACGTTGTCAAAATGATCATTGAGTATGCACAACTCATGTCAACCGCACACCGTATGCTTGATGGCGAACAATATACCGATAAGACTGCCAATAATCGTAACATTCAACGTTGGCGCATGAAAGATGAATTGTCCGAAAAGACTTTGTATAAAGCAAGCCACATTAATCATCCATCTAATATTTGGGTAAGACAATCGAAAGAAAATTATCGTTGGCTTTATCGCATGTGGTTTTATCTTTTGCAAGAGTATACATATAGATATGGTAAGAGACATGCATGTGAAAAATTAATGGGCGCACTTTACTTGTATCCTATAAATATTCCTAAAGGAATTTTTACTGAACCGACTCCAGCAATGCCTGATGAGTATAAAGTGAGAAATGATTCGGTCACATCATACCACAATTACTATATACATGATAAAGTAAGATTTGCAAAATGGACCAAAAGACAAATGCCTTCTTGGTTCGAAGAAGGAACAAAACATGCCAACATACAACTTTCGCCACCGTGAGACTGGCGAGATAATTGAGAAACTTTTTAAAATTGCTGATAGAGAGGAATTCCTTGAACAGAATCCTCAATATGAATCTGTTATGCTAGGCGCTCCATCATTAGGTGATCCTATTAGGTTAGGCATCCGAAAGCCAGACAACGGATTTAGAGAAGTCCTTGCGAAGGCAAAGGCGGCTCATCCTAAAGGTGATGTTAATACATTCTAATATGGGGTTACATCATACTACAAGTAAAAGGGCACCCATGGCAAGAAAATCTGCCGCAGTCAGAACTGCTAACACCGAACCAGAACTTTCCGCAATCCCAAAACTCAAAGCAGTTAATAACACACTCAGACTCAGACTAGATGATTTAAAAACTTTTGATCCGTTAACAGAAAACCAAAAACTCTTTTTCGAAGCATACAAACGTGGTGACTATTTTGTAGCACTACATGGCGTTGCAGGTACAGGCAAAACATTCTGTGCATTGTATAAAGCAATCGAAGAAGTGATGGATAAATCTAATCCATTCAACAAAATTATCATAGTACGTTCTGCTGTTCAAAGCCGAGAAATTGGACATTTGCCAGGTGACGTAAATGAGAAAATGGAAATCTATCAACAACCATATCGTCAAATCTGCGAAACATTATTTGGTCGCAAAGATGCATGGGATAGATTAGAAGAACAAGGTCATATTGAATTCATTTCAACATCATTCATTCGTGGTATGTCATTCGATGATGCTATCATCATTGTGGATGAAATGCAAAACATGACGTATGAAGAAATTGACACCGTTATGACACGGGTTGGTTATCGTTCTAAAATTATTTGGTGTGGTGATTATCGCCAAACAGACTTGACCAAAAAGAAAAATGATGTGTCGGGTATTCTTAAATTCTTTGACATTGCATATCACATGAATGCATTTACAAAGATTGAATTTACCGTGGACGATATCGTTCGTTCCTCATTAGTAAAAGATTACATTCTTGCCAAGTTACAGTATGAAGATGGGGTGGAGGCGGCTAGTTGGAATGCTAAATAAAATATCATTATAACTACAGGATTATGCAAAGTGAACTTTAAACATATTGGATGTGACATTGATTATGATCTTGAAACTGAAACAGTAAACGGCAAAAGATTTTACAAAACTCCAGAGGGATTGTTATATCCCTCTGTGACTACTATTACCTCGCAACACGGCAAAGATAAAATCCTTGAATGGAGAAAACGTGTGGGTGAGGAAGAAGCAAATCGTATTTCAACTAAAGCATCCAGCCGTGGAACTAGAGTACACAAGATTTGCGAAAACTATTTGAACAACGAAGAAGACTACGCACGTAAGACGATGCCAGATTCTGTTGTTATGTTCAAGTCTATACAACCTCTATTAGATGAACATGTGAACAACATTCATGCACTAGAGATTCCTTTGTATTCCCATCATCTAAAAGTTGCTGGTAGAGTTGACTGTATTGCAGAATATGATGGCAAGTTATCCATAATCGATTTCAAGACTTCAAGCAAGTTAAAAGAAGAGAGTTGGATTAAAGGATACTTCATGCAATGTTCTGCCTATGCAGTTATGTACGAAGAACGAACTGGTATACCAGTGCCACAAATTGTAATTATGATTGCCGTTGATTCCGAACATCCACAAGTGTTCATCAAAAAACGCAATGACTACATTAAAGATTTTATTGTTTATCGTGAAACATATGAAGAACTTTTGAACGAATAACTTGCAAAATTTATTAAAGAATGATATAATGATTGAAACAAAGAAAAGAACCGTAGTGAGAATGTTAACATATCGTGTTACTGCATGGGCGTTTACAATTTTTTGGACTTATTTGTTTACCGGTGATATAGGTAATGCTACTGGATTTGCAACTGCATTGCATATTATGCTAAGTGTTGACTACTATATACATGAACGAATTTGGTTGAAAATCAAATGGGGTAGAGAGTAAGTTATTGCTGTATGAAGCAAAGAGAAAAGTGACCTGGACGGGGGTGCGAATCCCCCCAAGTCCACCATAAGGAGACTATATGGATCCTGAAGTAAAATACCAATATACCTGCGGGGTAGTGAGTATTATTATTTTGGTTTTTTTTATTCTTTTTATGATGGGCTTGATCTAGATTCGACAGGGCAACAAGTAACAGAGTGGACAGCACGGTAGGCGATGACCGTTAATCAAGCAAAAAAAGTAAACGCAAACGACTCACGTTTCGCATTAGCCGCCTAAACTCGGCTTAGGGTTTCGACAGGTTTCCTCGTAACAGAATAACCTGTCACTAATTTCACAATAAAATAGGATGAATACAATATGCAAAAAACTGCCTTGATTACGGGTATTACAGGACAAGATGGAAGTTACCTAGCAGAACTTCTACTTGAAAAAGGTTATGATGTGCATGGTCTTGTACGCCGATCAAGTACAGGAAACAATACTGCAAACATCAACCATATCAAACATCGAATTACATTTCACTATAGCGATCTAACAGATGCGGCTAATCTTGAAAGTATTGTTATCAAAGTGCGACCAGATGAAGTTTATAACTTAGGCGCACAAAGCCACGTTAGCGTAAGTTATGATTGCCCAACATATACGGGTGATGTTAATGCTCTTGGCGTACTCAAATTGCTTGAAGCAGTCAAACGATTGGCCAAAGAAAAGCAAGTCAAATTTTATCAAGCATCAACTAGTGAGTTGTATGGTAAGGTAAAAGAAACTCCACAAACAGAAAACACTCCATTCTATCCACGTTCACCTTATGCTGTTGCTAAGATGTATGGTTATTGGATCACAGTAAACTATCGTGAAAGTTTTAATCTATTCTCATGCAATGGTATTTTGTTTAATCACGAAAGCCCACGTAGAGGTCCTGAATTTGTTACACGTAAAATTGTACTAGGTATGATTCGCACTCATCTCGGTTTGCAAGATATTCTAGAACTAGGAAATCTAACAGCAAGGCGTGATTGGGGACATGCTAAAGATTACGTTCGTGCGATGTGGTTGATTCTGCAACAAGACAAACCAGATGACTATGCAATCTCTAGTGGTGAAGAGCATTCAGTAAAAGACTTCTGTAATGATGTTGCGACATATCTTGGATTTGAAATTGAATGGCGTGGTGAAGGTTTAGATGAAGTCGGCATCAATAAGTCTACGGGTAAGACTATCATCAAAGTGAACAAAGACTTTTATCGTCCAGCAGAAGTGCCAACGATCTTTGGTGATTGCACTAAAGCAAAAACTGTTTTGGGTTGGACACCAGAGTATACATTCAAAGACTTGGTGTTTGATATGTGCGAAAGTGAAATGAGGATTCAACAAAATGGAAACACGTAAAATTTACGAAAGTCCTGATGGCGGTAAAACAGTTTATGCTAGAGACTTTGGTACACCGCCAAACTTCAGAGTCTTAGTTAAATCTGCTGAGAAAAAAGTTGTTCTAGTGACAGGTGGATTTGATCCACTTCACTCAGGGCATCTTGCATACTTCAAAGCGGCTAAAGCATTGGGTGATACACTTGTTGTTGGTATCAATTCTGATTCTTGGTTGAAAAGAAAAAAAGGACGTTCGTTCTATACTTGGGATGAACGTTTTCAGTTGATTAAGAATTTAGAAATGGTAGATTACGTTATCGAATTTAATGATGACGAAAACAATTCTATCAATGCAATCAAGCAAGCGACTCAAACATTTCCTGGTGCAAAGATTATTTTTGCAAATGGTGGAGATCGAACAGCAGAAAACATTCCTGAAATGAGTTTGCTTGATGATATACGATACAAAGAAAATTTAGAATTTGTATTCTCTGTTGGTGGTGATAACAAAATGAATTCATCTTCATGGATTCTTGAAGAGTGGAAAGCACCTAAGACTAGCAGAGCATGGGGTTACTACAGAGTGCTACATGAACAAGGTAAAGAAATCAAAGTTAAAGAATTGACTGTTGGTGCTAAAACTTGTTTGAGTATGCAACGACATAAAGATCGTGCAGAACATTGGTTTGTTGCTGAAGGTACCGCTACAGTATACACACTAAATGCTGGCACAGATATGGACTTAGTTGGGACTTACAATAAATTTGACAGTCTACATATTAGTAAAGAACAATGGCACAAACTTTGCAATGAAACAGATGAGCCGTTGAGGGTTATTGAAATTCAATATGGCGAAAATTGCATTGAAGAGGACATTGAAAGAAAATGATATTCATACCAGCAAGCATTGGCGAACTTATAGACAAAATTACCATTCTTAAAATCAAGACACTTGAGATTAAGGATGCATCTAAATTAAAGAACGTTCAAAAAGAATATGACGTTCTTACTTCTTTACCCGAATATATACATTACTACAGTCAAATTTTAAATCAATATCAAGATTTGTTGAAGGTGAACTATGCATTGTGGCATCTTGAAGAAGATATTAGGCGATATGAAAAAGAATTAAATTTCAAAGAACCTTTTATTGATACTGCAAGAAAAATTTATAAAACAAACGATGAACGAAGCCGAATCAAAAAAGAAATAAACATTCTTTGCAATTCGGAATTGGTTGAAGAAAAATCTCATGAGGAATAATATGAAAAAACTACTTGAACTTGGCGATCACTACGTAAGCGATTTTATTAAAGATGATAGCGAAATGGCTGGACGTAAAAAGTACAGTCTTGATTTGTATCTTGACGAAGAGTTGGGCGCACCACGATTGAAAGATGTTGCACCAGCATCCACAATGTGGGGTAAGTATTGGTATCGTAGCGCAATCAATACTAGCATGACACTTGAACTTCAAGGCATTGTTAAAGAAATCACATCCAGAGTTAAGTTGAAAGATGATGACATTTGGCTTGACATTGCATGTAACGATGGTACTCTATTGAAAGCAGTACCAGACAATATTAATAAAGTTGGTATTGATCCGTGCGATGATTCGTTCTATGCAGAAAGCAGTAAAGTTGCTACTGTCGTACAAGATTACTTTAGCAAAGATGCATGGAAGAAAACAAAGTTTGCAGATAAAAAAGCAAAGGTCATCACTTGCATTGCAATGTTTTATGACTTAGACAATCCACATCCATTCGTACAAGACATGTATGATATTCTTGATGATGACGGGATTGCTGTTTTGCAAATGAGTTACACACCTTTGATGATTAATCAATTGGCATTTGATAATATCTGTCACGAACACGTTTACTATTATGATTTAAAGAGTATCAGTAAGTTGTTTTCTCAGCATGGATTCAATCTTGTTGATTGCAGTTTGAATGATACGAATGGTGGTAGTTTCAGAGTTTACTTCCAAAAATATACAGCAAACGTTGCGAGTTTTGGTACATCCCCATTGCGTGATGTGTGCGACTATCGTGTGAATAGTATTCTTGAATATGAAAATACTGTTATCGATATTTCAAATCCTTTGATTTGGGATGCATTCAAAGTTCGACTTGACGATTTGAAGAATGATGTTCTTACATTCATTGAAGAAGCAAAATCTTCAGGTAAAAGTGTTTATGGTTATGGCGCAAGCACTAAAGGCAATACTTTGCTACAGTACTTTGGTTTAGATGGTACTCACATTGATGCTATTGCAGAACGTAGCCCTTACAAGTTTGGTTACAAAACAATTGGAACAAACATTCCAATTATCAGCGAAGAAGAAATGCGTAAAGCAAATCCTGATTATGCTTTGGTTCTTCCATGGCACTTCATTAGCGAATTTCAAACAAGAGAAAAAGCATTCTTAGATGCGGGCGGTTCATTCATTGTTCCATGTCCAATCTTTGAAATTATTTCGAAATGAATTTCACTAAGATCATTTTCTTCAATCAATGGAGAAACGGCGACTGTTTCATAAACAAAGAATATGTTCGTGATATCATTAGCCGTTTCCCTAATGTTGAATTCTTATATGCACACAACAATCATCCGAACATTGTTTCGGATTTAAATTGTAAGCACGTAACACTTAACGAGATTCCTGCTATTGGCACCTTTGTGCCTTTAGCAGTTTCACAGAATGAACCTAATACGTTGTACATCAATACTTGGGTTGGTTGTTGGATTGGTAAACACTTAGCAGAAAAAGATCATGCTAATTTTCATTGTCTTCATACGATGTGGAAAGAAATTTTCAATGCATTAGAACTTGAAATGAGGGGTGATTACTTCTTCTATCTACCAAAGATTGATTGGTATCGTTTTGATTTGAGTGAATGTGACTCATATCTGAGAACAATTGTTCCAAAGAATTTAATTCTCATTTGTAATGGTGTTCAGCAAAGCGAACAGAGTAGCATGGGTGATATGAAAAATATCATTGATTCGCTATCATCTAGTTTTCCAGACTACGCATTTTTAATCACACATGACATTGGAATCACTAAAAATAATTTAATCTGTACCGATAGTATTTTTGGTGCTCCAACAGGCAATCTAAATCAGATTGGATACATCAGTCAATTTGCTAAACTTATTGTTGGCAAGAATAGTGGTCCATTCACATATGCACACACTAAAACAAACATGAACAATCCAGAACAAACCTTCATGTGCTTTAGCCATAAGATGCGTGATTGCTTGATGGGTGAAGGTGAGTATTTGACAAACTCATATTTTAGTGATACAATAGACGATCAAGTTGCAATTAGAATCATATCAGATTTGATCTTGAAACCCACATACATATCTAATAGAAAACCAACTAAACAAATATTATGAAAAAAGTAATCTTGGTCACAGGACCAACTAAAGAATGTGGCATATTTCAATATGCAGATTCAGTATTTGAAATTCTTAAAACTTCTAAGAGATATGATTTTGAATTTTTTGCAACAGGTTCAAGTGACCATTTCAATAACTATGTTAACGAAACTTCTCCCTATGCAGTAATATACAATCATCATCCTTCTACGTTGGCTTGGCTTAACAATGGTGTAACAAGACCAATTGGAAATTTAACGCAGATTAAACAGTTAGCAATTGTTGGACATGAACATGTTAATAAATTTACTGGAGTTAGTTCTTATATCTTTACTGACCCTAGAAAAGAAACATCAGGTGATGAATACGCTGGCGTTCCTCCAATCACATACTACGATAACATTCAATATTCAAAACCTAATGGTGTATTAAAGATTGGCACAAGCGGTATCAGTAACGTAACAAAAAATCTAGAACAAATCATTGGTTTAATAAACGAACAGTTTAGCGAAGATGTTATTTTAAATCTTCACTTAGCAAATGGTGCTTATGTTGATCCAAGCGGTGGGCTTTCAAATTCATTAGAACGTGCATGTAGAAAACTTGCTAAGAGTAATGTTCAAATTAATGTGACTCAAGAATTCTTTAATAAGAAAGATTTGATTACGTGGTTAAATCAAAACGACATTAATCTGTATTGGTATAAGACACCTAACGTTCCTGGTGTGAGTGGATCAGTAGATCGTGCGTTAGCATCAAAGAAACCTTTTGGTGTTAATGATTCTACGTTCTTATCTCATACACGTAAAGAGTTTAATGATTTAACAAAAACATCAATTAAAGATATTGTTGCTGGTGGTATCGAACCATTCCAAGAATTCTATGATGCTTGGAATCCAAATGAATTATTGACATTGTATGAAGGATTACTAGACAAATGAAAACTGCATTAGTACTAGGCGCAGGTGGCTTTATTGGCGGTCACATGGTTAAGCGTTTGAAATCAGAAGGCTATTGGGTTCGTGGCGTAGATAAAAAACTGCATGAACATGAATACAGTCACGCAGATGATTTTCAACTTGCAGATTTAACTTCACAATCTGATGTGCGAAGAGTTATCGATGATATACATTTCGATGAAGTATATCAACTGGCTGCCGATATGGGTGGTGCAGGTTATATCAATACGAATTTATATGATGCAGATGTAATGCACAATAGCGCAACAATTAATTTGAATGTACTTCATAGATGCAAAGAAATGCAGATCAAAAAAGTATTCTTCAGCAGTAGCGCATGTGTATACAATGAAGAACTACAATCATCAAATGTAAATCCTGATTGCAGAGAATCAAGTGCATATCCAGCACATCCCGATTCTGAATATGGATGGGAGAAGTTATTCTCCGAAAGATTGTTTCACGCATACAATCGTCAACATGGTATGCAAAACAAAGTTGCTAGATTTCATAATATCTTTGGTCCATATGGTACATGGGAAGGAGGTAAAGAGAAGTTTCCGGCTGCCATTTGCAGAAAGATTGCAAAAGCAAATGATGGCGATGAAATTGAAATTTGGGGTGATGGTGAACAGACTAGAAGTTTTCTATACATTGATGATTGCATTGAAGGTGTTAGACACTTGATGAATAGCGAAACGTTTCACGGTCCAGTTAACATTGGTGCAGATCAAATGATTAGCATTAATGATACAGTTGATCTTGTTGCACAGATTGCAGGTAAAACAATTCGCAAGAAACACATTGATGGTCCAACAGGTGTGCGTGGGCGTAACAGTAATAATGAGTTAATAGAAGAAAAATTAAATTGGCGCCCAAGCCAAAATCTGAAAGAAGGACTGAAAGAAACCTATCGGTGGATTAATTTTAATGTCAGAGGAAAATAATTCAGCAAAAGGTAGAGATAGTTTTGACATAAAGATTGGTGAATTAGTTGTTCCATTTTTCAATCGTAATGTAAGCGAATATCCTACCGAGGCTGGAGGTCCAAAGTTTGATTTAGTTCCAGTAACTAAACAAAAAGATATCATGATTAACATTGCTAGGCTACATGCACAGCAAGAGTATAACAGAATCATGGACTTAGTTAATGTCCTACAAAAACAAGCAGAACAAATTAAAAGAAGATTAGAAATTACCGATGCAGTTCATTCGGCAGAGTATCAATTCATTTTAAGCAATGGACATTGTTACTGGTTAGTTTGGGACAACAGAAAAACACTTACACGATTGGTAGCAATGGGTCCAAATGACTGGAGTTGTGGGAAACCTATTGACTATGACTACATAACTAGAGTAAAATATCTAGGTGATCACACATGGATAGAGGTAGATGAAAATGGAGAAGCAATAACATGAAACGCACTATATTATTTGTTACACAGACACTAGGTGATAAAGCCGCTTGTGGTATTGGATTGATGGGAGATGTTACTGGTAAAGTATTGCTTGAACATCCTGAATTTAATTTCAAGATGGTTTATGCGGATACTCTTAATACAGTAGAAGATGCAATTCTCGCATTCAATCCAGAAGCAATTGTTTACAACTACGCACCAGGAACAACACCATGGATGGATCATCCACATTTGAGAAATACGTTTCCTCAGATTAAACACATTCGAATCATGCATGACATGAGCCAATCAATTGCAGATGCATACTGGCCACGATTCAATCATGGTTGGGAATACATTATTGCAGATGACCCTAGTGTAAAAGAAACACCATATGTGTTTACGACAAATCGTTTACTTCCAGGTAAACCAACTGTATCATATGTTGAACCTGAGAAACCAATCATTGGTTTTCAAGGTTTTGGTCCTCCACACAAAGGCATTGCTAGACTAGCACATCAAGTGCAAGAAGAATTTGATGAAGCAACATTGCGACTTCACATTCCATTTGGCTTCTATGAAGATCAAGTTCATGGACGCAAAGGAAGTAATGCACTCGCAAGAGCAGAAGAAGTTAAACGCATTATCACAAAACCAGGAATTGATGTTATCATCACACACGATCTATTAGATACTCAACAGATTATTGACTTGTTAGCGCAAAACACGATTAACTGTTACTTCTATGATTATCTAGATGGATGTGGACTAGCAAGTAGTCCAGACTATGCACTAGCGGCAGGACGCCCTATTGCAGTAACACGTAGTCATCAAATGCGAAACTATTGGGACTTAAAACCTAGCGTTTTAATTGAAAATAGTAGCATTAAGCAAATCATTGCAAATGGAACTACGCCGTTAGAACCTCTGTATAAAGCATACAGTAAGGAAAGTGTTTGGTCAGATTATTCGAGAATTCTCAATAAAATACTAAATAACTAATCCACATTTTTTGTGGGACGCATTCTACGTGCGTAAGAGGTGCTACAACAGCACCTCATTAAACGAAAGGGGAAAATATGGGAACCTTCTTAAAAAAGGTTGGAGTATTTGTACTTATCTGTTTAATGGCAATGTCAAATCAAACATATGCTCAAGATAAAAAACAAACAAATATATCATACAAAGATTTAATTTCAAGTAACGATGGATCAAAAGCAGACCTATACTGGTTAACAATGAACATCTACTACGAAGCAGGTAAAGAACCACTCATTGGTAAGATTGCAGTTGGTATCGTTACACTTAATCGTCTTAAGGACAATAGATTTCCAAAAACAATACAAGCGGTTGTCACCGAACCACAACAGTTCTCTTGGTACACTGGTGGTAATGTAAAGTCTCCACCCAATGTAGCACTATGGAAAGAATGCTATGATGTGGCGAAGATGCTCTTGACAAAATCGAAGGATACTGCTATAATTAGTCTATTAGAGGGAGCAACACATTTCCACGCAACATATGTCAAACCTGATTGGGCTAGACATGCTGTGAAAGTTGTTCAAATTGGTGATCATGTATTCTATAGGACTAAACATTATGAAAACAGAAAAGAAAGAATTTAAAATTAGGAATTTTTCAAACAAGAAAGTGAATCCTAAATTCTATTCAGCAACACCCGAAGAATTAAACAACCCCGAATATCGTACTGCGGTTCCAACGAATCAGAAGAACAAGTTCGGACATTACCAGAACGGCAAGATTATTTCAATAAGGTCAGAATGAGTCTGAATATTTTAACTCCGAAAGAGTTTGAAGCGCATATCAAGAAACTTGTAATAGAGAAACATCCTATTACAATGATTGAAGCGGTTCTACTCTTTTGCGAAGAACGAAATCTTGAGATAGAAACTGCGGCTGGTCTCATCACTCCAAAGATGAAAGCATCTATTGAGGGTGAGGCTATCAAATCAAGAATGATTACAATTAACAGAGCAAGATTACCTATTGAGGTTGACGATTGAATAAAATGGATGCAATAGATGCGTACAAAGTTTATTTGGGTATAAAAAATCACTTTACGCAAGATAGTTATGATTGGTTCAAGTACAACAAAAAAGTAAATGTCACATACGATTCTTTTATGAAACGAAAAGACAAAATCTTTTTTGCTAAACTAGGCAATCGAAAAGATGCATACTTGGAAGAGTTTTTAGTCTCTAACTTCTTACATGATACAAAGATGTGGGTTGGTGAACTATTATCTGAAGAGTGTGAAGACAGATATAAAGAATGGAAGCGAAGGCAAGAGTCTTTGACTTATATCTTTAAGAATGAAATGGATTTTGTTTCTGGATGGACTCCAGAACAGTTGAATGAGTTTTTTGATTCTAAAGGTGGCGATCATCCACCAATTATCAAAAAATATCTAAGGGGAGATATCAGTCTCGAAACATTGGCAATACTCAATTCTGTGTTGCATTTTGTGAAGAGGTATGATATAATGATTCATGATCCAATTTACAAAGAGGTAAGTAAGATATGCAAAAAGTACCAGCCCTTCTTAAGTTACGATACGGTAAAGATGAAAAAAACGTTACGAGAAATTGTAACAGCATAGTGGCAATAGTAAACAAACCTGAGAAGATTTGTATCTTATTAGCCAAGAAAGAGGATTATGATCGACTATATAAGATAGTAGATTATGATAAACGTGGACAAGCAAAAACATACATTTAATACATTTAATACGAGGATACTAATATGGCAACATCATTCGCAGACTTGAAAAAGTCACGCAACGCAGACCTAGAGAAACTCACTAGCGAGATTTCAAAACTAGGAAATAAAGAAGAAGGTAAAAAGTCTTATGAAGACAACCGCTTCTGGAAACCCACAGTAGATAAAGCAGGTAACGGTTTCGCAACGATCCGTTTTCTTCCCGCACCCGCAGGCGAAGATGTACCTTGGGTTCAAGTCTTCAGTCATTCATTCCAAGGACCAGGTGGTTGGTACATTGAGAATTCGTTGACTACGCTCAACAAGAAAGATCCAGTTTCAGAACACAATACTGTTCTATGGAACTCTGGCGTTGAAGCAAATAAAGACATTGCACGTAAACAAAAACGTAAATTGCAATACATTGCAAACGTATACATCATTAAGGATGCCGCTAATCCTGACAATGATGGAACAGTTAAACTGTTTAAATTCGGTAAGAAAATTTTCGACAAGTTGAATGACATGATGAATCCTGAGTTTGAGGATGAAACACCTGTTAATCCGTTTGACTTGTGGGAAGGTGCAAACTTCAAGTTGAAGATTCGTAAAGTAGAAGGCTATCAGAACTATGACAAGTCTGAATTTGAATCACCAGCACCTTTGTCGCAAGATGAAGATGACTTGGAAAAGATTTGGAAGTCAGAGCATTTGCTTTCTGAATTCTTGAGTGAAAAGAATTTCAAATCATATGATGAACTCAAAGCACGTTTGAACAAAGTTTTGGGTCTTGAAGGTAGTGGTGAATATGCTGAAGCAGTTGCTAAGCCTAGCGCACCAATTCAAGCACCAGTTGCAAAGCCTAAGACTACTGTAGAGCAGTCTAGCAAATTTGATGATGAAGATGATGTGAGTTACTTTGAGAAGTTAGCCGAGGATTAATTCCTCTTCTCCTTTGTTTGTTATGATTTTGGGGAGCAGAAATGCTCCCCTTTTTTTATGCGGCTAATTGATAATCAGTATTGACGCCACCTCTTCTCCATGGATCATTCATTGTACTAATCTGATTAATATTAGTAACACTCATAGAATTGTCAACTTGAGAACTACCACCAACAGCAACAACAGAATTTGTTGGAGCCATAGTACTTACATTTGTTGTATCACCTGATGTTGGAACTAAAGCGGTTGCTGAAGTGTTTGCTCTTGCGGCAGTCAATGATGTAACATTAGATGCGTTATTAATAGAACCAAGATTAACAGCACCGGCTCTAGTTTTTGCCTCGCCTGTGCCACCAACAGATGTTGGTTTACCTGTATTATACCCAACACCTTTAGTTAAATCATATTGTCCACCAGTCTTCAATTCAGTAAGTAAACCAGAAGTGATTGCTGTAATGTTTTTAGATTTTAATTCTGTAGTTGCTTTATCTAGTTTATCTGCTGTAACCGAATCTGCGCCTTGTTTTATACAATCACGCATGTATTCAATCATGCCAGTAATACCAGTACCTGCTTTCCATGCACTCAACGCACCAAAGTTTTTATTCCATTTAGGAGTTGCATTATTTGTTGCCTCACCTGTTTGAAACAAACATAAAGTAATACCACCGGTAGAGTGTAAGTAAATACCAATATTTTCAAACGGCAAAGTTTTTCCCGACATTTGTTGCATTAACTTTGCCGAATTAAACAAAGCAACTAATATCGTATCTGCAAATTTTGTCCATGATGGATCAGGATTATCATTTGTATATGTTGTTGCGAGAGCAGTTACATCATTTCCTGATGCACCAATAACTCTTAAGAGTGCAGGTTCTGGTGTTCTTGGCTTACTTCTTCCAAATATTGACCCAACAATAGAACCAATAATACCACCAACTACACCGCCAACTCCCGGAAAGAAAAAGTTACCAATGGCTTGACCAGCATACGTAAATCCAGCAGTCACAGCCGCACCTTTAACATCACCTTTAGCCAATTGTAATATTGCGGCCGCATAAGGTGCATAAGGTGCAACAGCACTTAAAACTTGACCAACTGTTTCTCCAGCCGCTAATGATCCACCCACACCAGATGCGGCATAACCAACACCTTCAGCAGTACCGGATGCAAGATTCATACCAGATTGAACACCGCTCATAAAGTTACCAGCAGTTGTGTAACCTGAATTTGCTAAAATATTTCCTGCGGTACCAGCAAAGCCTACTGCGCTTCCCGGCATCACGCTTTGACCTAATTGTGATGCATTACCAGCAGTAAATAAAGAAGGTGTTGCAGATGCGGCCGCACCGGCTGCCGCTGGTGCACCAAATATCATTGGTCTAATAAATGAACTAGCCGCTGAGGAAATACCAAAATTAGCAAACGCTTTTAGATATGGATTCTTAATGTTTTGCGTTAACTTACTTGCAACAAGTGATGTGCCTAAGTCAAATGCAAAATTCCCCATGCTAGACATGAAGGTTCCGCCTGCACTAGAACCACCACCAACAGCACCTGGTTTTGTTCTTAGAATATCATTTGTGATTTGTGTTTCACGTACTTGTGCTTGTTCTCTAGCCTCTTGTGCTATACGATATTCAGATGATCCTGCTTCGGCGGCTAGATATTGTTTCTCTGCTTCTTTAGTAGCCGCTTTTGCTTGATCTAATGCGTCCCAAGTACCTTTTGCGATATGTGGTAATGAATCTCTAGACGCTTTGTCTGCTTCAAGTGCAGTTTGCATCATTGCAGGATTTACAAATGTTTGCTCATTACCTCTTGCATTTGTTCCTGTATAATATGCGCCTTGCATATTTGCAGGTTGCATCATTGGATACTGACCAGCACCATATGTTTGTCCATTTGGACCACGATATGTTGGTTGATTACCACCCATCATTCCAGCAATCGGTGCAGTCAATTGTGCCGCACCCACACCACCTAAGAAGTTTGCGCCTTGTTGACTAGAATTAAATCCATACTTAAAAAATATAGATTCAGGTCCAGAAGCAATTCCCGTCATACCATACAGTAATTGTTCTGTGGCGGCTTGCTTATTACCTCTTGCAAAATTACCTAAAATCTGTCCACTTAATGCATCTGAATCTTTATCGTTGAATCCTGCGCCACTAAACAATCCACGCCCAACGAATCTAGAACCAACTTCAAGATACGCAGTACCAAGTTGTGCAAACATTGGTCCGTATGCTTTGCCTATTTGTTTACCAAATAGATTTGAAATAAGTTTTTCACTACCTGTTTTTAACCCGACAATATTTGCTAATTGTTGGCCACGGAACATTTCACCTTGTGCTTGTTGTTTAGTTACAAGATTGCGTGAACCCTCTTTACCATATGCACCAACAACAAGTGTATCATAAATTGCTTTACTCAATAAACGTTGAGTTGTACTTTGAAATTGATTTAAGAATGTTTGATTTGCTCTGCGAAGAAGTTTTTGTTCAGGAGTTTCTTTGCGTGATGTTTCTCTAGCAGTTGTAATCTTAGAAACAACAGAAGTTGCTCTAGCAACTGTTTTAGTTTCTTTAAGTTGTTGTACCGCAATAGAATTCGCTTTTTTATCTTCAACTTGAATAGGACCGCTTAATAGTTTTAAACCACTTCCTGAAGTGTTTCTTGATTGTCCTAATTCAGATTTTAATACTTGAAGACCATTTGATTCAGTATAAAGATTTGTTGGATCATTGGCTGTCACTCTCGATACTGGAGTAAGATTACCAGATGTTTTTGCTGTGACTGCACCACCAGTAGTTCCACCAGCACTACGTCCTTCAGGCGTTACGCCACCAGCAGTATCAAATAGTTTTGCTTCGTCTTCTCTTCTTTTCTTGAGACTATCATTGACTTGTGCAATCTTTTCTTTGCTCCATCCAGAAACTTTACTAGGATCAACATTCGCAACACCATTGCGAATTGAAGCGGCTGCGGCCGCATAGTTTCCAGATTTAATTGCTTCAGCAAAACCTTTAGGTACTGAACCCGTGTTATAAACATAACTTAGAATTGCAGTTCTTTGATTTTCTGATAATTTATTATATGCTTCTTGGCCAATAGATGCAACAACAACAGACTCATATTTTCCTAAATCTTTAGAGAATAATTTATTTGCTTGTTCTTTTGTTACTGTAGTATCTTTACCACCTTCACCAGAAATCTTGATTTTGTCACCGCCACCCAAATCAATTTCACCTGCTTTGATTTCTGCGTCAGTAATATTGTGCCCATAACCAATAGCCATTTTATTAGTGTCTTTATATGCTGTGCTACTGAATCCTTCTTTACCCGTAATGAACTCTGCGGCATTTGCTTTAACTGCACCAACAGTTGATCTTCTTCTAGGACCACCTATTGCATATTTTCCTTTTCCTAAAACTGTCTGTGCCGCTTCAGATAATCCACCACCAAGTTCTCCACCTCCAGTGTAATTACCCATCGCATCAAAGCCACCACTAACATCACCTTGAGGTTTTTTCTTATTTGGTCCTTGCCCACCGGATGAACCAAAAATTTTGTATGCTTCATAACCAACTTCGGCGGCAAGTAACGCCCAACCAACATAAGGAATAAAACGCAATGCGCCTCTTCCTGCCATGCCGGCAGCCCCTCTCATCCATCCGCCACCAGCACCTCCCGTAGGAGGAGTTGGTGCTTTACCACCAGGGAATGGAATTACTTTTCCGCCACCGCCAACAGGTGGTGATCCACTAGTAGGTGGTTTACCTCCAGTACCTCCAGTTGTAGGAACACCGCCACCAGTTGTAGGAACACCGCCAGCACCTTTACCGAATATTGCTTTACCTTTGTCAAGAATGGCTTTGCCACCAAAGTAGCCACCAAGAGCCTCTAACAAACTTGCATTTTGTAGCACATCAAATAGTGTGCCTAAAAGTCCTTTTCCTCCAGCGCCAGCGCCACCAGCAGAACCTAAAGCACCAGCAACACCCCCACCACCCTTGAGTGATTTGATTGCATCTAGTAATTCTTTGTCTCTTTGTGCTTTTTCTCTATCATTTTCTTCAGCAAACAATGCGGCTTGTTTTGCATTGTTTGCTTGAAGTGCAGAGATACGTGTTTGTTGTAGAACGTTGTTATTGATCGATCTGAGTTGTCGAACCATCTCAATGCTAATGACATTGTTTGTTCTTTGTTCTTTTACTGATGCTTCTACTGATGCATCACTTAACTTGTTTGCTCGATTTTTAACTTCTCTGCTAAGTCCATACATAGCAGTAAGTCCAGGCATTTCACGCAATGCGGCACCTTTGATGCCCATTGCAAAACCTTTCACGGATCCTTTAACAGATTCCGTTGCAAGTTGTCCTAATGCTCTACCGTAATTTTTAATTGCCATTATTAACCACGCTCTAAGACTGCATCTGGATCGATGTTATTGTATGATCTTCTAGCAGGAGCCACACCGCCACTCATCATGCCCATAGGCTGTGGTGATGAATAGTTTTGGTTATTGCTATAAGAAGAGCCACGGAATGAAGGTTGATTCATCTCCATTGAAGGCTGTTGCATAGGCATTTCAACTTGATAAGATTGTAAACCAACTCCAGTATTTACTGTTGTTGCGCCAGCAACTTTCTCTTGTGTGCGGCCATATGCACTAACGCCAAGAACTGCACCCATTGCTACATGAAATAAACCACCACCTTGCAATGTGATTGGAGCCCATTGACGAAACGCATCATTAGCAATTGAAGTTTCCCAAAACTGCACTACTGTAAACATGATTGGAAATATAGCAAAGTCGAATATACAGCATGTCATATACATGATAGCCATCATTGGACGCCATTTTTTAGTCATCCAATCTTCTTGTGCCTTTGCTTCGGCTTTAATTTCTTTTTTTTCTTCTTTTGTAGCCATTTGTGTTACCCTTATTTACGCTGTGCTTGTTGTGCTTGCATTCGTTCGTTTTCTTCAGTCACATGTTGAGAAATAAGCAGTATGTAAATTTCCCTCTCAAAGGGTATCATGTTCTCTAAATCCTCTAAAGTGTATTTATGATGTTGCATTAGAGCAAAGTTAGTCTTATAATAATTCATAAGACTTTCTTGACTCAATGTTATCCGAAAAAATTTGCAAGACCCTCCAACGTCACATGATCTTCTTGCCCACAGCCAGCACATTTCCATTTGATTTCGTGCTTCAACTTTGGCATAGTTTCAAAAAATGATGAAAGTTTTTCGTATTGTTTTTGTGATAGATTATCAATGAACTCAATCAATTCTTCTTTAGTGTAGTCTTCACGTTTGTACACATTATCCGCATCAAAGATATAATCAATGCTATTGATAATTGCATCTGATGCTAAATCCAACTGATTCATCTCTTCAGGATTCTCAATTGATAATGCAAACTCTGATGTTG